AAATTGGCCGCAGGCATGTTAGCGACGCCGCCCTGTGTTAATTGGTTGAGGCCCTCAATGATCTCCGACATAGGTGCATTCGGGTTGCCCATATCTCCGAAAATCTCACGCATCGCATCTACTGCGCCAGATAATCCTTCTATACGACCCTTAACGCGTTTAGCGTCAAACTGTCGTAGCTTAGTTTGGAATGCTTCCTGGCCGCTTTCGCCGTCCTGCGCCTCGGCCCGAACTTCCTCTGGTGTCTTACCCTCCTCTTCAGCAAGATGCTCATACTGCTGTGAGCGTGTCATCGTACCCGCACCGCGGACACCTAGCATTCCTCGTTGGCTCAGCGTTTCGTACATGAGCCCCGCTTGGCCCATGCTTATACCGTGCTGGCTCATTTCACTTGCCGGGTCGTTCACTGTGTCCTGCAATGCTTCCATCATAACTTGCACAGACGATCCGCCTTCCATCGTCATTTTGCCTGTAACCGGATCCTTGACCATCTTTCCAGCTTGGAGTTCCCGTTGCCCTGTAACCGGGTCGATAGCATAACGACCACCACGCATAAGCCCTTGCGCTAGTACTTGCGCGCTACCTTTTCTGCCGTGGAGTTTATCGAAGAAGTCAGGGGCAAACTGCGCTAACATCGGGGTGAACTGCGATGCAAACCGTGCCATGCCTGCGGCATTACCTTGCTGTGCTAGGCCTTCGCCTGGAACTAGTCCCATGTTTATAAGGGTTTGTTGTTGGACACCGCCAGCTCCTGCATCCAGTGCCGCGCCCTGCGCTACCGCTTGCTGTGTTTGCTGATTTCGTTGTTCTTGCCTGTACTGGTCATAGAAATTTTGGGTGCCCATGAACTGGCCGGGGATCATACCCTGGCCCTGGATAAAGCCATGAATCATAGGCTGGGTAGCCATATTAAGCATTCCCATGCCAGGAAACGACCCAGCGGGATTACCGGGCATAGCGTTATACCCGGTAAACAGGCTAGAGTTGCCCCCTTGTGCGACAGAGTTCATGAACATACTGCCGCCCATCGGCGCTGACGGGCCCATTTGTTGTCCTGGAAATGCCATATAGTACGCATCCTTGCGTTAGTTATTTAATTCGTCTTCGTCCACTAACCACCGAGAAGTCGCCTCTATTTGCGCCTTAATTAGTGGGTCGTTGAGGTCTCCGAATGCTTGCGACCACGCCTCCTGTAGCCCTGTATACTTACCCGACTTCTTAGCTTCTTCTGCTTTTGTTTTTTCTTTTTCAGTCTTCTTCAACCACGATAACTCTAAATCCTTACTCTTATCATAAATAGTATTAGCTGAACCCCATACGTTTTTCAGTGAATCTCCGCTGAAACTGGAATTCCCTAATTGAGATACTATCTGTCTATGTAGCATATCATAGAGTCGTATCTCGTTTTGCTTTTGCATCTCTGTTAATAGTACTCGCACCTTAAAATCATCACGAGTACTTCTGGGATCTATCTGGCTAAAATCAATCAAGCCTTGCGCAGCAGCTTGTATCATTAAAGCTGCTGTGCGATCCCTTTCCAAAAATCCGAATCATCTACTCTCGCCTCCAGCATCTCCACAAGGCGTTGGAACCGTTGATGCTCCAACCCTACAACCCTGCGCATTGATTCGCTAACAAGCGCGTTGTCATGTAACCAATTTTCTAGTACGGGTAACGCTGTCTGCGCGGGATCTTCGAGGCCCGGTGCGTCCCATTCTATATCCTGGACGGCTGGGACGACATGCACAATAGCCGGCGTGGATATCTGCTCTATCGACATCGCTAACCGGTAGTTCGTGAATATGCGATAAAACTCTCCTTGATCCGGTATCAACCCGTCGCGGAAGTCATACGACGTTTGCTGTAGCGCAAGATCGGCTTCTTCCGTTAGTAGCGTCCTGTATCGGACAGTTACCGATTCCCCGAATAGGTTTACGTCTTTATAGAAACGTGTACCTCCCAAGATAGACGAGAGGAAGTCCCGTTTATCCTGTATCGCGGGTTCTGGTACTTCTTTGTTGTGTAAATCCCAGCCGCAGTGTTTACACTGCTTTGCGTTTTGAAGATTAGTGCCTAGGCGGTTACTTGTTGCGGCTGCCGCTGGTTGCTCGGGTGCCTGTGATGGATCATCTACAAGCTCCACACCCTCATCGGTATCTGGCTGAGACGCTATTTGCAGGGCTTCTGCTACACCTGGTGCTGCTATTTCAGGCGGTGTAATCTGCGCGGGTTGTGCTTCAGTCGTAGTGCGCAGTTCCTCAAATGCCGCGGTTAGCTCATCTTGTCGTTCTTGGGGTAAATCATCAAAATTGACCATCTCAGGTGCTGTGGCTTTTGCGCCGCTTTCCGTTAGATCAACTACGGCTTTATCCTGCTCCGCAGCTACCGCGGCCAAGTAGGTTTTCAAGTCTGGTACCGCGTCACCTTCTTGCCAGCCTGCGTTCTTAAGGAATTCAAGCTCCTCCGGCATCAACCGCATCTTCTCACCCGGGGGAAGTGGTAATTTGTTTACTGGCGCTGCTACTTCCTGTGCAGACGGCGCTGCTTTCTTTCTAAGGTCTAATTTCTTATCCATTGCATCATCTCCTTCTCGTTCCACGTGGTTAACTAGTTTTTTACTGGACGATAACCCTATAGTTACCATCAAGCTTTAAATTGTTTTTAGATTTATTAGGCATAAACGACCACGGTTCTTTATCCGCATCGTCTCCTCGGTAAGGCATGCCTGTCTTCTTGCCGGACATAGGGTCGTCTCGCATAACCTCAACGGTGGTCAAGTCCCCTGATCCGCTTGCTTCTACAAACCCTAGATCCGGCTGTACTAGGTTTTTGTCTTCTTTCCACGACTTTTTACCTGGGTATGGGTAAGTCACTAAGCCGTCTTCTTCTTCTTCCGCGTTGGCCTTTACAGCATTTTCTTTCCATTTTCCTGTGGAACCTCCGCCAGATATCCGTGACATTTGTTGCCACCTATCTTCAAAGAGTACAAACTCCTCTGTTAGGTATTGCTTGTCATCTCTCAGACTTACGCCTATTTTCTTAATCGTTTCGTTGTCTCCCGGTTTTTTAGTTTCATACAGTTTGGTGGTGAAGCGCTCACTGTACTCCGACATACCCTTTGTAGCTAGCTCCGCCTGCCTATCTTCTGTAACGGCTTGCAAACCTTCTTTTTGTTTTGTCACATCTGCCGCTTTCATCTTACCTACCATGCCGCCAGACGGGGATCCGTACCCACCGTCCAGCACAAAGTCACCGCTTTTACTAATCTTGTACCCGTTAATCATCGCGTTACCGTTGATATTACAACTAGCGCCTATAGTACACGCCGTAGGGCGGAACTCGTACGCAGAGTAGATTTGGCCAACTGTTTTTCCCGTTCCTTCGCAGAACCACCAAAAGACGGCGTCGCGGACAAAATGTTCGTGGTACCCGGCGTTCGTCTTATAGGCGCCTTTTCCTTGGTTGCAGTCCATCGTGATGTCCCCTAGGGACGACTCATCGAGTCCTGCACGTACGTAGACACTCGGTCCTATAACAACTGCTGGTGCTTTTGATGACTTAATCATTACACCGCCAGAGACTACGTCCTCGCCTAACTTAGGTGCGAAATCATACTTCTCTACGCCCCGGGATTCCATGAGTAACCCGCCTTTGCCTGAATTACCCGCAAGCAATTGCATATTCTTTTCAGCCTTAATACGTACATCTTTATCGCTCGCCGTAACATCGATGGAGTTCTTAGCTTTAATGATCGCGTCTTGTCCCGCCCATACGTTCGTGTTACGTCCGGACTTGAGCCATATGTCGCCAGGTGCAGATAAGAATATTTGCCCGCCTGTCATGCGAAGCTCTGCGCCAAACCCGTCGGCAATGACGATACCACCATCCTCCAGGAGGTCTATTGAGGACGTATTAGGGTAATACCCGCCAACACCCTCAGGGTTATCGTCGTAACGGTGGTCTATTGTCTCTGGTTCAATGGCTTTAGGGGGCTCTAAGTATTGCTTCTTAGCTAGCGAAGAGAAATCCATCTTTGATTGGAAGCTTGCCTTATCTCCTTCTTTGAGTGGGCTGCCTGCCTCGTCTGCAGTTCCCCAATCATGTTTATGGTAGAGATATGCTTGATTGGACTCCATATTAAATGTGAAAGCGTGGGAGTCCATAACACTAGCTGCGCGTATTAAGAATACAGGCGCGCCTGAATCCGATTGGTCGAACTGCACCTTTTGCGCCCACTCTGTGGATTCTTTTAGTTCGTCACGTATTTCATGGGCGGGGATCTGCTGAGATGAGGATACGTTATTGGCCCAATCTTCTACACCCGCGAACCTATAGTTCGTTTCTGAGTCTGCGCCCTTGTCTACATCGCTAACCGTCTCAGGGCGTGCCATCCGTTTGAAGTTAGCCATTGGTACGTGCTTGGCTATGGTGATAGCCTTAGCACTGCGCAAGTTGTACCGACCTGTTAGTAATATGTCTTCCGAGAATACGAGAGGACCCAACTTGTCCGGATCTGTGCTGTACCGGTATTCACCTGTTTTGCCGTAAGGGAGTTGTACACGCCGTTGTCCGCCTTGACCTAAGTACCCTTGTACATGGGTAACACGGTGGAACGGCATTTGGTCATCGTGTACAGGTTCTCGTTCAGCGTAATACGGCGTATCTATCTGGGATTGCTCCGCAGTATTATCCTTGCTGGGTGTCGTCGCATGCCCAAATACTCCTTTATGCTCCCACGGGTAGGGTGTGAAGCCGTGGATATGCGTAAACTCACCTTGGTCGTTTAATGCTTCTAATTCTGAGCCAGCTGTTCGTATCTGTAAGTTGTTCCCTGCAAGGCGCAGCATGTTGTCGTACATGAAGGCGAAGACGCCGCATGATTCATTCACAGCCATTTGAAGCATAAACGGATCCAGGAATATCCTTAACCCTGTTTCAGTTATGTAGCCCCACTCCCCTGCGGAAGTACCATCTACAGGGCGGTCTGCGGAGAAGTCGATAACGCCTGAACCGCCTGCCATTGTTGTGGGGAATTTGTGCGCGTCGTCTACTTTAGGACCGCAGCGGCTAGACAAGGTGATCGCGTCGCCTCGCTTTTCCCGGGCGTCTATTGCGAACGGAGGGGCGCAGCCGATGATCGTCCCGTACTCTAGCTGCGGGTGGACCATGATCCAGACATGCGAGCCTGGCACGATACTAGAGAGAGAGCGTGCTCCCGTGAATGTGTTGGAAGCCTCGCTTAAAGCCGCACACCCTATTATTCCAATGGGTGGCTCAGCTTGAACCTTATAGAAGTGCATGGACCCAAGCGTATCCACAACAACACCTGTGACAATCTTTGTTGTTTGGTCTAGGCTTTGCGTGGTCATAGCCGCGCGGCTGAGCATGCCCGAATCTATCTTGTCATCGCCTGCTTCTGGCTTTTCTATTTGTTTATCACGAAGTTGCCGTGTAACGCGTTGAGCGCGTAACGGGTCTACCGCTCCTGCAATGAGGATTTTATCTGCCATATTGTGGCACCTTCCGGCGAGGTTATGGGCATAAAGCCCCAGTACCGGAGGCGTACCATAACGCCTCCAGTACCAGAATACCGTTTAACGAAGTATACGTTATGACTTAATTAAGAGTAAGACAAGGCTACAAACATTAACTGAACTTGTTCGTTAATGATCATATCTTGCGCTTGCACTGTAAAGCCCATAGACGTAATGACTGCGTTATGGATAGTAAAGCCAGCTTTCGCAAAATTAGAACTGGCACCGCTATCGCAACCAGCTTCTAACGAGAAGTTGATGGTGTTGTCTGCAGCTTTACAGACATCCCCGAACTTCTTGTAGAAACCAATCTGTAATGCTCGTGGACCAAAGACACGGCCTAACGTGGCTTGACCCTGTGTTCTCCCACCTACGTAGTAAGTGTTCTGAGAACCAATTTCAAATAAACGGGTAATTTGCTGCGAGTAGTTCACAGACAGGTTTTGTGTTAGTAAGCCAACACCCCCTGCTTGTAGATCTCCCCCACCAGCAAAAACAACTTTAGCGGAATCAGCTGAAAACGACCCTTTGAAGTCGTGTCCTCCGCGTGAAAATACATCAGTAGGCATAAGTAAAACCTCCATGTTTAAAGCACAAATTGCCAAGCCTGCGCCAGGTTGTCGGTATAAAAACCGGTAAAAGGTAGCCGCCTATTGAGACGGCTACCCGGCACCAAATAATGATAATTAAACTACCAAGTGAACTTCGATATTGTTCATCGGGTACGGGATCTCAAGTTCGAGTACAATCACGACACGATCTTTCAATAAGGCGTGCTGCCTTAATTGAGTGATCACGCCATCAATGAGCTGGCCTCCAAGCGTGTCCGTAAATCCGTTGGCTTTCAAGAAGTCAATTGACGCGGTTACCTCTACAGAGAGAATATCCAACGCAGACGGTGTAACATTGGAACGCCCAATGTACGGTGAAAGCCGGTTAAGGAACAAGTACGACATCGAGTCTACATTACGAACGACTTGCTCTTCTCTACGGTTCAAGTCAGTCGAATCCGTGGTCAGCGCATGTCGCGTAAGAATGTTGCCCTCGTCATCTTGGGTAACAATCCAAACGCCACTATTAGCCATAATGTTCAACTGATCCCCGTTAAAGAGGTCCCGTGAACGAGATGCATCGTCGAAGCCGGATATCTGGATGTTTGTCAGGCCCTGGTGCGGCACGACGCCACTCGAGAGACCCGCCAAAGCTGCGGCCAAGTAGAACCCGTCCGCCAACTCTCCGCCCTGGTTAATGTTATCCGGCCACACAGCGCGGACCCGACGATTACCCCAAGCGCCTGCATTCAATGCAATTGCTGCGGCTAGCTCGTCTTTGTCCCGCGTATGGCGGATCTCAACCCGCTCAGCGTCCGTAATCGTTCCGGCATGGGCTGTCGTAAGGATTAAAGAGTCATCGCCGAGAACGCTATCAACGACAAACTCAGTATAAGTCTCGTTGCCATGCCCGTCTTCGTCGAAGAGATACCGAACGATATCCCCCGGCTCCGTACGGTTCGCTGCGCTGTCGAGGTCGACATTTGCACTGGTGACTACGAGCTTGGAGTACTGAGTTCCAGCAGTGGCCGGATCATCAATCAGCGTCGCCAAAACTACCGCACTATCAGACGAAGTAGCAGCTCCGGCAACTTCAATGGCGTCATCCGCGTCAGCAACGGTCCACATAACACGCCAGCGACCAGCTGTTGCACTGGACTGGCTATTTACGTGACCTTCAACCAAGTCCAAGACGGTCTTGTTGTGAGTCAGCGGAACCAGGCCGTACACATCATCGCGACCAACACCAAGAGCCAACGCCTCGGCCCATTCGTCGTTGTCGCTAGGGTCTGAAACTGCAGTGTACTTAACCCAAGTACCATTGGAGTTGGACAACGCCTTGTAGACGCCCCACTTCAATGGATTGTCCGGGTCTAATGGCCCGTCCATTCCATCAATGTCTGCAGTATCTTGCAGAGCCGCAATTGCGCCGACCTTGGTCGACAACCATTCACGATACTCCACAAAAACATCACCCTGCGTGACATCCAGTGCTACCAGATCACCGCCACTATCTACCCAGTCAGCATCATAAGCGTCGATTGCGCTGTTGATGGTGACCTGAGAAGCGGTTGTGGACCAGTTATCCACACCGGCGGCACTAAGGCGATTAAACGGAACCTCGATGTCCTTCTTGATGGAAAGCCAGAGGTCTACGTTAGTAGCGGCCGCCAGCGTGGCATTCATTGAATGCGCCATCTCCAGGATATTAAAGTCACCATCTGCCGCAGCAGTAGCTGCAAAGCGGAACTTATCGCCCTTAAACAGGCCAGTCGCGTGGTCGAACTCGATAGTAAGCCCGAAGTTTCCAATTGAAACAGGTGTCGCTGTAGCGGACACCGCGCTCGGACCCGAGGCATCGACACCGTTGGTGGTTGTCACCTGGATCTTAGCGTCAGTTCCGTATAAAGCACCTTCAACTACCTCAATAATGTAGGTAGTGTCTTTCGTGCCGGTATACGTCCCAGCAGCCGTGCCAAGGTTGGCCGTGGTAGTCTGGTCAATCGTCCAAGTGAAAACATCCCCAACTTCCAGGTTCTTGTCGCTACCGAACTCAGTAAACGCAAGCGTGAGCCCGCGCACTCCGACTGCTTTGGACACGCCAGTAAGGGCGGGCACAAAATTAAGGTGGTCGTCGTCACCGGAGCCAGAAACAATGTCCACAATAGCTGTGGAAAAGACCGTGCCCGTTGACCCCTGGGTAACGGTAAGGGTGTACGTATCTGTTTGCACACCGGTCTCAAAGATCTTATAGCTACTCTCATCTACCCCTAAGGTTGACGAGGTGACATTACTACCGCCTGCAGCGCCCGCCGTTGTTGCCGCTCCAGCCGCTGTAGCGACATTAGCAGCATCTTCGGTGGCGTTTGTCACAATAGATGCGCCAACCTGGGTTGCGAGAACATTCTTAACGTAGGTGTTAAGCGTTTCTCCCGCACCTTTTACTTTGACACGGTCCCCGGCCTTCACGTCGCGCAAAATCGCAGCCGTTCTGGCGTAGGCACCGTTATCTTTAAAGTTAGTCGCGCTAGACGAAATGCGATTCGCATAACTAGCGACCGGCGCAACTGTCGCGGCACCTTCAAGCTCCGCATGGAACTGAAGATACGCATCGTCAATAAAGACTTTGACGTAGCTAATGTCTATGACAGACCCCGTATCTTTATCCGGCCAATTGTAAGCCGTATTCGAGTCTTTGTCGTAAGCGCCGATATCAATATCTAGTTTCTCATCAGCGTCCGCGTATCGGTGGAGATCGGCGTGTCCTCCAATAATAAACGCACGTAATGGATTTGTCAGTTCGGCTGGGATCAGGTTGAATTCCTGGAAGACCAGCGCTTGTGGTAATACGTAAGCCATTTTTTATGCCTCCGTGCTAGCTTAAATTATGTGATCATGGTTCGAACGTTTGTAATACTACACGCTTGAGCTTAGGAGCATGGGGTTTAATCGTCCATGTCTCCTCGTGGGCGTAACTAATTGTTACTGGAACAACATAATGTGTCACTGATTCCTCTAACCCACTAAGCGGCCCAATTTCGGCTACGGCGAACCGATGTAAGTCGAGCTCCCGGCGGATGTATGAGGAAAAAGACACCAGGTGCCTGTAAACCTCAGCCGCCAACTTCTCACATTCTGCTCCTGCCCGCGCTAGGCAGAATATCGTGTGAGAACCAGACATAAACGTGGCATAGTGATCGTATCCATCAGGAGAAGGAATCCCCATGATTTGATCGTTAATTCCACGTCGTTCTACTCGCCACCCGTTTCGCTTAATAATAAGCGCTGGGCGGGAACCCGCTTGGTCTGGGTTCCACCGAGTAATGCTTTCAATCAGGATAGTACTACTAGCGCCTGACGTCCAAAGGTAATCTTCAAGACTGCGATCCTCAATTTGATCCTTTTCGGCAAAATGTTCCATGAACAATTGCCTTAAAAACCCCGTCATAAGAAGTGGGCGCATTCCCAATGAACAAAGAGAGCTTGCGCGCTCAACTCTAACTTCCGGAGATGTCGGCATCCGTGCCTCCGTGAGGAATCTCAGTACTCTTAACGTTACCTGGTTGCTTAGTAAACCTGACAACATCATCATCAGGTTCATCGTGCAAGGAAACTGTGCTCCTCATACGTATTTTAGGTAACAGGCTCGGCAAGGTGCTTTCTTGCCCTGGTTTTTTCTGTTTCGGGACCACGGGTTTATTCCGCCGGGGTTCCTGGTGCGGTAATTCCGCTTCTAAATCATCGGGTATCCATGGCATCTTTACACCTAGCCTCATCTCTAAGGATACTACGGCATACCGGTTGTTCACAACCTATTTTTATGTAATTGTTACTTCATAAATGGGATCGTTAAACGCGGCTGGGCGTAATTCCACATTTACAATGATAGGAACACCCCGAATCTCTGCTGCATGCTGCACAGAATGTATGAAATAACGTTTATCAGATGTAGCGTCCACCCACACATCCTTCGTGTTTAATTGTGGAAATGCAACTGTGCGCCCAGATATTCTAACATCGTTAATGGTACCACGGTTTTGTAAGTCTGTCTTAATATGGTGTGTTTCAGGAGCAAGATCCATAAACATAGCGAGCGGACTGTAATAACCACCAACTTTAGATGTGCCCTTACCATCTGTATCAATTGTTTTAACAACCTCGCCAGTCAACGGATCAATAACTTGATGATCATCAATTGTTGTGCCCTCTTGCCATTTACGCTTTAGAAAAAACCCGTTAGGCGCCGCCTTCTTCTCGAGCCGCAAAAGTTCTTTTCGAATAATCGACTTAGCAAGCAACCAATCTCGCTGTGATAGCAATCCGTATGTTGCTACAGGCTGAGACAAATATGTACCACCGGACGTGGTCAGCTTGACCCGATAATGTGTCGTTAATCGCTTACCGTACACACGTTTCGTGCTGTCTACCGCAAAAAATGTGTCCACAATTGCCGCACCCACGTCTGCCCAATCACCCGCCGTGCCAACACCTGTGGCCCCTACTTGAAGCTGAAATGTATGCGGGGTCGCATCGGTAAAGGTTTTCTGCAGCTCCCAAGATACCCGGGAACCACCGCCTACGAGATGGTCGACGCTAACACGATTAAAAACTGCATCTCTAGTAGTTGGCATATACTACCCTCCGTAGTTATATGGGGAATCAAGTCCGCCGTACCCTGCACTTAGATTAAGCGACACCTTCTTTGTGCGTGCAAACTGTTCCCACTCTTGTTTCATCTGCGCAGCTTTTTGTTCATAGTCGTTGGCTTTGTTCTTATCGTCGATCTGCATCCCGCCTGCGCTGTATTGAAGACGATTACGCCTGTAGTGCTCAGCAGCTATGGAGAATAGGTTTGCGCAAATTGCGATTAACCAGTGATACCGCCAGGGAAATGTCTGCGATGAATACGTGTTATTCAAAGGCGGCAAGATCTCATTCCAGAAACGCACCGGTAAAGTAATTGCCGCTGCAATCTCACTCATATCAAAGTCAACCGTGTCTAGTAATTCGTTCTCTTGCGAGTAATCACGTAAGAATAAACGAATCTCAGCTAGTGATGGCGGCCCTATAGAGTCGCTTAAAGACCCGAATAGACCCTCATCAACAACAACCCACAGCGTATTAGAAAATAGCATGCGGGCGCTGGCATCCAGGACGGCAAACTCGCCTATGTAAATACCAGGGGTATCCTTAACGGCGGCCGGTATTTCACAGCGAATCTCGCCGTCTGCTGCTGTTGTAACCGTACAGTCTGCCGTAGGCACACTTGCCGCGCTGGTGATTGTCACCGCATCTTTGAACTTAGCTTTAACAGTGGTCGATGAGTAATCAGCGTGGCTGAGATCAACCGGGTTTCCGGCATTATCGTGCAGCGTAACGTCAGCAAAAGCATACTGACCTGATTTAGTAGCAAGCACACGGCGCTTCAGCGGAACTGCAGCACCGCCAAAGTGATTAACGCCTCCTTGATCTGCGATATCGTTAAGGGCCATCCGTGGTCCTCCTTAGGTATTAGCGAAGAAGCGGCGATCCCGCAATTCTTCGTTTGTCCTTAATAGCTATTAAATCTGTGTTTGAATACAACATATTTGAATTGGCGTGCTGGGCATCGGGGTGCTCATCCCAACGGCGAGCTGTGTGAAAACAGGCAGTGTAGCCCTTTTCTCCAACAGGGGCCGCTGTGTCTGCGTTCTCAAAAAGCAAAAAGGAATTGCTGTTCCAAAAACTTTTGTACGTAGGTACCTGAAAAGCCGCGCGCCCGTCTGTACTAGGCACAGACAAAGATAACCAACCCCCCGGCGCTAACTTTTCCCACACTGTATTAATCCAAGAAAGCACATCTTCTCCCGCCATATATTGAAGCACATCTTTTGCGCGTACCCAACCTATTGAATTATCGACCAGGTCCTTCACATCTAAATAATGTGACACCCCCTCCGATGCCCTATTAGCAACAACTAGTACTGGCAACCCGCGCCTTCGACAATCTTCATTAACGATAGCATGTGTTCTTTGATGTGCTATATCTCCTTCAACTTTTTGTATCTCCTTATTCATCAGCGAAATGCTTCTACTACCACTCCACTGACGATAGAGATACAGGCATTTATCAATATGATGAAAATCAACCCCGGCTAAGTATGTTCTGCTTACTAAATCAAAGTCGTCACATACGCAGTACTTGGGATCGTGCCCACCAACTTTATTGTACGCTTCTTTACTCCATACACGCACGTGATTTGGCGTTGTAAATATTCTGTGTAAGGAATCTGCAGTCGGCGGGAACGCCCGGCTCGCTAAAAAATCCGCCCCGTTAAGAACTACGGGGTAGCTCTCCCACCCATTGTCTTCTGGGTAAGTAATAGACGACCCATCTTCTCTGAAGGACGCAAAGTTTGAATACAAGAACCCGGCGCCAGTCTTTTTGTACGCCTTAACAACTTCAAAAAGCGCATCAGTTGATAGTATATCATCGTGGTCGAGCTCAACATATAACTGACCACTGCATTGATAAGCGGCAAACTTTTTCAAACTACCGATACTGACATCCGCGCCGGCATCGATAGGAAAATATGTCACCTTTACACGGGAATCTTTACGAATTACCGCCGGTATATCCGTAATCTTTTCTAGCGCCCCGTTGGGAACAAGCACCCACTCCCAATTAGAATACACCTGGGCACGCAGTGACTCGTAGCATTCTTTCAGGTGTACGATGTTATCCGTAGGTGTAAAGACGCTCACAAGCAAATCTTTCTTCTTGCTTGTAGGAGTTCTTTTCTCTGTCGCCTTCCTGGCTGGTTTCTTTGGCGCCCTCCTGGCTACCTTCTTCTTCTTTGGGGTAGCTGCCACTCTCTTTGCTCCTATATAAAAAACAGGCTGGTACACACGTAGTATACCAGCCTGTTTAGAAATTCAAGTATCTCAACACCGCGACTAGGCATGCCCAGTAACTGTGTCGTACGCACCCCAATCAAGATCTGCGACAGCATACGACCCGGCGGCGGGAGCAACTGTCTTAACGTCATCATTAGATGCGTCGAGGGTAACCTGCAACGGATCAGTAATGATCACGAGATACGGATCCCCACCTGTCCCGACTCCGGTAATTGGGTCGATGGGCTCCTGAAGAGCGGCGTTCAGCGCCTTCTCTTTACGAGGATTGCCCGCAACGAGTGACTTCAAATCACCAACGAACGTATAGTATTCGTCCTTTGCCAGAGACACGCCGTGCGGCCCCAAGAAACCAAAAAAGATATCTTCATCAAGACCCGAAGAGTTTCGGACTTTGGTACGAAGTGATAAAAGATCTGCCATAGTATATTACCTCCGATTACTGTTGCTGGATCTGGTCAACCAATATGTTGGCCGCGACAGCATCCTGATATGTTAACGACGCTTCCTTCAAAAGAGGATCGCTTGCCATTTCATGAATGGCATTCTGCAGAGAAGAATCTGGCTGTGCATTTTCTCCATAAACAGCACGATCCAACTCTTGGCCGGCCGCGTCTAAAAATTCATTCCGTTGCCCAGCAGACTTGGTTTGTTCCTGCCTCTGTGCAACTCTCAGCTTATCGCTCAAGTCCAACAGTTGCTGAGCTTCTTGCTCATTTTGCGGAACAACACCATAGTCTTCGGCCAGCTTATTAAAAAAGACCGGCGCATGAACATTATCGAACAGGACGCTTTGGGCCTGGTCGGGTGTCAATTCCGGCACTTGCTGACTTTGCGACATAGTGAGTATCTCCCAAATTTGTAACGCATAACAGGATTAAGCGGAGCCCTTGATTGGGCTCCGCCATCCCTGTTTCTTACGTGAAGTTAGCGCGGGCAAGACCACTGGTGTGACCAATGGTTCCGCCTGCAGTTTCATAGGCGAAGAACTCAAGCATGTAAGCTTCCCGCTTGATGTACATAGTCGTATCCTCAAGCAAGTAGTTCTTACCAATGAACTTGGGATCCGCGAACTGGTAAATGGTGTCGTCAGCAACAAAACCGGTTCCGCGCTTGATCGTGATGATCCAGCGACAGTTCAGCAGTTCAGCTTCCGACCAACCATTCTTCAGGGTGTCCTGGCTGAAATCACCACCAGCCTCGTCACGACCCCACTTCATGATCTCTTTGATCGTCACGTTGTTGACCAAGATCGTGTTAACTTCCAGGTGACTGGGAGTTGACGGCATGATCTTCAACGATTCGACAACCGTGTCACGAGTGATACCGCCAACAATATTCTTATGCTGGACGACACCTGACGTGGGAGTTGCGACACCCACAGTACCGATCGCTGTATTAACAGCGGCGAGGAACTTAGAGTCCTCTTCGGCCAACATGTCCTTGATAGCGTTGTCGCTAAGGACCTGCCGAATGTCCATGACGTAGGTACGCAGTTCATCAACATCTTTGGTGAAGCGCGGGGTCACGATACGATCGAACATAACCCGGTAGCGCGGTCCGCGGATGTACAAGTTAATCGGCAAGGTTGCAAACGGGATCGAGATGGCCGCGGGGCTATCAGGTTCCTTGTCCACAATCTTGACCGGCTTGTCGGTATCGACCTGACGATCCAGTTCGTCGTTGCTAATCTGCAACGGCGGAAGGATGCGGCGGTAAAACCCGTCTTCCCGCATCTTCGTACGAGTAAAATCATTCACCGCATCAATAGCGGTTTTCTCCATTCCTGGAGTCGAAAGCTGCTCAAACAGAGTCTCGTTGAGCAGTTGAGCTTCTGACTTATTAGTCATGGTTTATTAACCTCCGTGTTCAATTTCATTTTAAAAGTAACATGCTCAACAGGGAGCTTAGCTTTGTCCCGGAAGATACACAGGCCAGAATCGCAGTACGCTAATGCCATGTGAGTTCGTGTTCGTACCAGTAGAAACAACACCGCAAACCGCCTGGTCAGTCCCAGTTGCGCTTGTTGAATCAAGTTCCCACGGCACCGACAACGCAGTTCCAGCATCATCCTCGTTATTGAGGAACCCACCAATAGTCGCACTAGCGTTAGATACCGCAGCGCCAAGCAAATTGCCAGGAACATACGTCTGGGCAATGAACTCAGACGATTCCAGTTCGTACGCGCCAGTAGCAACCAAACCGGACATTGCGCCCGTAGGAGCAACCGCGGTCCAGTAGTCACCGCCAGGATTAGCGACATCAGAATCGTCACTGCTATTCAGCAGGAAGATTGCCATACCAGTATTGCTGACGCCCGACTCATATTCGCCGACACTATTAAGATGAACAACACGACCCTGTTCGTACGGGTCAACGGTCACGTTAGCAGAAAGTTTAGCTGAATGATCAAGCGCGGCTTCGTGAAACCAGCCCTTGCACGCATCCAACGTGTGATCAAACATTTGACTAGGATTAACCATGGTTTATTAACCTCCGTGTTCGGATTTTTAATTTCGGAATAAAGTGGCCACCGCATTAGTAGCCTAAAAGGGCCTCGCGATATCGACGGTCGGACTCTTTTTCGTTAGAAGTCGGAACGCCTGCAAACGGGCTGGTAAGGCTGTCATATGCGGCAGACTTAACAGTACCCGTCGGAGTACCCAACTGGCCGGCTTCCGCACCTATGCGGTGGTCGGCGACTTTCTCAAGGATTTCTAGCGCCTTGATCGGATCCCGGAGCATATCAGCCGCTGCTGACTTTTCATGCTCGTCAATTCGTTCATTACGCGCCAGCGCGTCAACTACAGCAGGGATTAACTCAGCGTACTTCTGCTGCACGGCCTGCTTCTCAGCTAGGACCGTTTCTGCTTTATCAAGCGCAGCAGAAGACCAAGCAATCTGCTCGATGACCTTCTGTTGAAGGGTTTTATTGGACATAATTGTCATCCTCCGTGTGATCAATGTTAATGCTTACTCACCCAACAAGCTCGAGTACATGAGCTTTCATTAGGTCTCGAATTTTTCTTTCACGGTCATTTGTAGCTTCCTTAAACTGAAACTTTCCAGACCGTTTAAACGACGTCAATGCTGAAGCCAACTTAGCGCCCTCTGCACCGGCTGCCCCCAATTCCTCACCCGGAACACCGGATTCCTGCAAAGCCATTGCTAGCTGCGCTAACAACTCTTCATCAGAAACAGGCTCTGGACCAGATTCAACGAGTTGCTGAATAGCTTCTGCAATCTCAGCGTCACCGACTTGGTCGCCTCCGCCAAGTCCCCCGCCGAGTTCTCCGCCAAGTCCCCCGCCAAGTTCTCCGCCGAGCTCTTCGCCGAGTCCTCCGCCAAGTTCTCCGCCAAGTCCCCCGCCAAGTTCTTCGCCGAGTCCTCCGCCGCCTTCGCCGGCCATCTGAGCAAGCAGTGCAGCTTCGTCACCACCTTCTTCCATGCCGGACGATTCGTCGCCGAACCCATCGTGATCTTCACCTTCAGCTTCACCGCCAAAAGCAGGATCTTCAAGGGGATGCTCGCCAATCTTTTCAGCTTCATGCGCCAACGTATGCAGATAACTTCCCACCAAATCCGCATCGTATGATGCATCTTTGATCGTCTGTTCAATGGTAGCTGCCGATCGCTCTTCTTCGGACATCTTTTCCATTCCAAGAACAGAAGCCAACTGGTACCCCGCGTCAGCAGCTTGCTGCGCTGCGGGAGCTACTGCAGCCTGCTTTACGGCAGGGGGCGCCACTTGCTGCTGATACTGGGGAGCTTCAACTAGCGGCGCCTGGGCTTTTTTTTGAATGTGTACCTCGCCAAAACCATAACCATTTGCGAAGTCAGCCAAAATATCGTTGCCTAGATTCAAGGCAGCTGTTTTAGCTTGCCAGAAATTCGCGCCTGTGCACGCGCTTTCCAATGATCCAAACTTTTCACCATCTTTAGTGTCAGCAGGATGCGCTGTACCCGGATCATCTTTGTCACCCTTAAAGTCGTTCTCGACCGAGGGGTCTTCTCCGGTGGCGCTTTGCTGCGTGCCCATATTGAGCTGCCGGTCATCTTGAGCCGGTCCCGCATCGCCTTCGCTAAGGTCGTCTGGTGATTTACCGGGAATGTCATTTTTGACATCAGCTGAATTCTCAGCAGACCGGGCCCCTTCCGAGGCATCAGCAGTACTGTCGTCTACTTTAGCTGACGGGTGCGAAGACTCTCCTGCGTACCCACCAGCTTCCGTATTAGCTGCTGCTGTTTTTTCAGCGGCAACTTCTTTCATGAAATCGTTCAACTGCTCAAAATATTGAGCGGTTTGGACTGAAGAACTGGTCATATTTAGTCACTCCTTTGACGGCAAATTGCTCGTGTCCTGTGCTATACCTAATTTTGCAGGATACTAAGCGTTAATGTCAACGATAATTCCGCGCTTTGCGGTTCCATTTGAGTAAATGCGGCAACTTTATATAACGCATACTGCCGCGCAAGTTCTTCGCCGGGACCAGTAAAGGCTGCTGCCTTTTCCACACCCGGCAAAGGATTAACTCCTCTAAGTGTTGCCTTACGTATTCTACTCTCTATATGATTTGATTTCAAAGAGTAGTCTGCTGCCAACGTGTTAGCAAGCTTACGATACTCTCCCATGTGTGTAGTTTCAGTGCTGATGAACGGATTGTTGCGAGCTGCTGTTTCAAAACTGCCATCCGTCAACATGCGATCATAAACACCAAAAAGATGTTGCTTAACTTGTGGTGCAACCGATGCAGCCTTTTCTGTATCTCCTTGTACCATAACAAGAAATTCTTCCACAGGTAATACAATTCCTTGTTCTGCCAGTGCACGAGTCATTTGAGCAACTTTAGTCGTCGTTACAAATTGCGCTCCAGGAATATTCACGGAAGTCCGTACTTCTGGTGAAAATGCCACAGATTTGTGCGCCCATTCTGAAACGCGCCCTTCTGCATCACTTAATTGCTGCGCCAGTTTAAGTTGCGCAATTACAGCAGAAGAAAGCTTCCCATCAAGAGAAAAATCTAACGGCATGGACAACTGCATATTCTCAGCAATTTCCGCTCCAGAAATAGTTGTCCCGTCCGAAGCCGCCTTCTCTAGTTGCCCCATTGTATAGGCAATACGATCAGCTGGCCTAAATACTTTGGAAATATCAAAAAATGTTGGGTCAGGATTATCTGCGTGAAGAATATGCCCACTCTCTAACACCGTACCAATTTTAGATGCAAGTCCGCCGTGCTTGCAAAGAGCGCCCGTACAATACTCACTACGATTGCGCGCTTTGTTACCACAGCCACTACAAACATCGAACGGTACGCGACAAGCCATACTAACAGCAATATCATCACCATTAGCAAGTTTTTCCATCTCTTCGTCTGCAAGCAACCCGCCATTTCGTTTCGCCGCTTCCTTAGTGCTGTTAAGCGCAACAAGGAGCTCAATCCGCTTCATATCCGGATTGTAATTCGAAGCTTTAATAAGTCCGAAGCTTTTGTCCGGGTTCTTATTCTTATGGTTACGATACCAACGCGCATGCTTTACGAACGTATTATGATCTCGCTTACACGTTGCTTCTTTAAATCCATCGCCATTACGATTCGGCCCGTAGAACTCCGTTGAACCAACCGCAATGAGGTGTACAGGAATATCCCCCTCATCTAATTTGACGTTCTGGATCTCATCGGCAAACCGGTGACCTGCTCGTTTAATAAACGAACTTAAGTCGCTGCCTTTAAGGCCTTGGCTAGAAACTTTAATCAGTTGCGCAATAGGCTCGTCAAACGGCCATGCGCCTGGTGTGATGATTTTTAACATGGTTAGTGTTTGCCCTCCGTACGATCTGATTCTGCAAGCTCCGCGAGAAGACCAGCGAACAACGGCAGATGAGCAAGCCGGCGCAGCGCCGGGTTACGCCCAAACTTCCCGCGCAATGAGTTTTTCGGTACCTCGATGTCGCCGGCGCCGCCGCGGCCTTTTATACTGGTAGCCACGTCGGATATAACACCAGGGGGCGTTCGTTGGGCGCCGGGCAGCTTACGTCGTAGATTCTGCAACCACCTCGGGCCGCTCATTGGTACGCCGCTGCTTAAGTTCGCAAGCGTATTCGGGGCGAACTGCATGCCGCCAGGAACAGGTTTAACTGTGGTATCGCCTAGAAGTTCAACGAGGTCGCGCTGTCTATATGCCGTCCCGTCGATCTGCACAGTCCCGCCATTTATCAAGTGCTGCAAATCACCCTGACTCGCATCCCGCACCCAATTCTTTACTCCCTGCGTTCTTGCTGCGGTCGCGTCAACCGGGATACGACCTGGCGCCACTGCCTCTACAGCATCAACCCCCGGTCGGCCGGGTCGGCTGGCCGAACCAGGATCATCTATAACTTGGTTATATGTTCCATCAGGCTGAAGGATGGTGCCGTCTTTATATGTAGGTGGCCTGGCTGGCACCGCATGGACCTCAGGGACCGCGGCCGCCGCTGCCGTGCCGGTGCCCGGGGCATCCATCATCGGCACGTCCATGCCGGCAACTTGATGGCGAACCGCTTCAGGCAGCGCGGTTCTTACAGCCTGAGTCCTAGCCTTGATAGCCGGTTTGGTCGCATTTTTGAGATCAACCCGATTGCCACGTCCTTCAATCAGGGATAACCCACCGTGACCTAACCCTGATGTCACGATGCCCGCTGCCGCCGGGCCACGGAGGATACCGTTTTCGTCGTAAGATGCTGGCAGGAGCGTATCCAGTACTTTCCCGCCGGGATATATCAAACCACTTGCAACGTTTGTGGCAGCATTGACGGCGTTATGAATCAAGCCCTTGTCGGCTCCTTCGGCATTCGCGAGCGCCTCCGCCTGGGCGACTGCGTTGGCGGCTTCCACTTGCGCCGCCGTACCCTCACCTGTAGTGCCTCCGTGTGGCAGTTGGCCGCCACCTGCAATGCTCAAAGCATTACTAACTCCACCCACCTGATCGTTCAGGTACGCGCCGCCAGCACCCAGTCCACCACCGGTTAATGCGCCCCACAGGACATTCGAGTAATCCCGATTCTTCTTCTTTTTCCGCTCTTCATTAAGCGCTGCAAGAAGACCGCCAGTACCCGCACCAGCAAGACCATAGGCCAATGGCTTCGATGTTGTGAGACCTGTTTTAAAGTCTTCCCAACTGTAAGCTTGCTTAGCGAAAGCAGTGTTCAATGTGTTTACCAACGTTGGCGACGCCTTACGCATTGCACGAATCTGATAAATGTATGCAGTAGCTTCTTTCGGCGTACCGAGAAGCACATGCGCAGGAATATTACTCATCACCCCAGCTCCTTATGAATTCCGAAGTTCTCTAGACTGGTTCTCCCAGCGCGCGTCCTGCCGTGCCTTATCCGCAGCTGCCTGGCCATCGCTAGGATGAAATTCAGGTAAGCGGCTCCGAATTTTGCCTGGCGGGCTCTCATCTTTAATGGCACCTACAAGACTGCCGCCCGCGGCCCTCCCAAGGCCCACACCCTTGCCAATCACAGAACCCGCGGCCTGCCCACCACCAGTAATACGTTTACCAGCGTCACTCAAAACAGATCCAATGCGCGCTCCTTCTTCGTCGTGTAGTCGGTCTTGCCCTGCAGTTAAGCTGCGTCCACCGCCACCGAGGCTGCCAGGTGCGTGGACCGGCTTGGAGTAGTCGGCAGCTGTAGCTGCAAGATCTTTTTCATTTCCTATGATATTTGCACCGATATCACGTGGATCCATAATCCCACCACCACCTTCCACTCCTGCCAGATGCTGTCTAATCAAATTGCGCATCAATAGGGGGGAGTCTGCAGCGCGCGGGGCTAACTGAACAATCTCATTGTAAGCTTCCGTGACCATGTTCGGATCTTCTTGGCTAATGATCGGATCATTTGCCATCATACTCTCAAGCTGCGCCCGTACGACAATCCGCTTCAGTTCTTCTTGATGCGAAGGATCGTCTAGTTCTTCTACGTAATCTTCAACTGCTTCCTCCTGAGCCGACTGGGTAGCATCGCCGCCTCGCTGAACGCCCTTAAGCAGATGACTCAGCGCAAAAATGCTACCTACGCTCGATTGCTTCGAGTGCGCGGTTTTACCTACCTGCTCTAAAAGAGATGGATCAGCATCAAAACCTTCGACTCCACCCATCCGCAGCGGCCGTGCGGGCGGGTCCCTGTCTCCGGGAACCTCGTCGAAGTCGCGTCCTCTTCGCAGCCCCAAGTCACCGGCTTCCAGGTCCCTGTCTCCGGGAACCTCATCGAAGTCGCGTCCTCTTCGCAGCCCCAAGTCACCGGCTGCCGGGGTAGTCAAGTTGGGCATGTACTCTGCCCCACCTGGATTAATGTCTGCGCCGGGTCGCTGGTCGGGATCAAATGGTAGTACTGCGCCCTCGTCGAGGATGCCGTCAGCGTTGCTGTCAAACGGACTACGAGCGTGCATACCAGGAATAGGCGGACGAATATCCCCGACCACGGTCTGCTCACTGTCCAGGATACCGTCGCCATTTAAGTCAGTGTCGCTCGGGCGGAACTGCGGGCCGCCGGGGACAGGTTTAAATTCGGCATCGGCGGGTGGTGTGGTTGCGCCTTGCCGGGACGGATCCTGCGCAGGGTCATATGCCTGCTCTGCTGGCGTTTCCGCGGCTGGTGGCGTGGGCTTGAGCTTGTTTAAGTCAGCCAGGCCCTGGTCATACCCGCCTGGATCCTGGAGCGCGGGCTTCTTAACCTCCGGCGTCCCAGCAAATGCGTCATATGCGACCCCACCACCTAGGCCTACGGCGCCGCCCATCGCAAGGTCGCCCAGTAAGCTGGAGCGCTCCTCATCTTCTTCCTTATCCTTGTTCTTAAAATAATTGAGTGCGCCTCCGGCCGCTAAACCTGCGCCTGCGCCATACAACGGCGCCATTGATGCCTGCTTATCGTCAGTCGCCGGCAAGGGTAGATCCAATACAGATCGTCCTTGCCTGGGGGAAAAAGGGCGGATTTGGTCCTCTGCCTTCTTGGTGACATGCTGAGCAAGCTCATGAAGAGTGCGCTGCTTATCGTGTACGTCGGCGGCGAGTTTGATGCTCTCGCGAATCCATTTCCAAGGCGCCTGGTTCGGCTGCACCTCCACAAGACCGGCACTCTTCTCCTGCCGCTTCTTTTTCTTCTCCTCCATCCACTGCTCATGTGTGGAGCTAGGGTGGATGGCAGAACAATTGTGCTTAGCCTCTTTACTGAATTGCGGCACGGTTCGAGAAAGCTGGTTAAGAATAGCGCGCCCCATGCCCCCGTGCTGGATCTCTACAGCATCGCAAGCGTCGTCAAAAGACACGCCGCCCGGAGTACGGAAGTAATTGCTAAGCTTCTCAAAGTTGCTTGTAAGTAGATCCTTGGCGCGAGCAACCTCTCGCCGGCACTCTTCGAACCGACGCTTATCGAAATCAACGGAGTGGATCGCTTTCTTGATCGCCGTGTGTGACTCTCCCGCGTATGGCTCCGGAGGCGTATCGACCAGTTTCCAGTCGACCTTGCGCGCGGATATGTGAGCTGCTTCTTTACGCTGCGCAAATATCGGCGCTCGCGTGTACTCATCATCAACGATAGTCTCGTCGCGCTTTTGCGCAGCAGACTTAACATTCGTCGGATACAACCGCCCCATAATATCCTGCTGATCTGCCAGCTCAAACGTTGCAGCCTTATCAAACGGACTTTCCGCTGCCATACGCTGCTTACCCGTACGCCCGGTGTTATATGCAGACACCATCAAGTTGATATGCCCCGCAGGGATATCATGCTCCGAGGCGGCCTTCACGATGGCGTCATTAGGGCTTGTGCCCTCGTTGACGGCATCCGCAACCGATTCCAGGGCAGTCAGAACTCTACTTTCAGCTTCCTTGCTCAGTTTTTTCATGGGACGTCATTTCTGGAAATGATAGGGAATTAAGGGTCTCTTCTAAACCAGGTGGCACTTCACCAGTAGCGATCATCAGTAACTCATGTGTTCGTAATTCGTGTCCCTGCTTATCGAACATGGACAGGGCCGGGAAATCCTCATCGTTTGCGCGCCTACCAACAAGCATCTTCGGCGCTAGTTCAAGTAACGCCTCCACATTAGCAAGAAGTTGGCTACTACCAGCGCCACCCGCCTCTGCAGTCTTTTCTATCTCAACAAACTTGGTCCAAATATGTAGTAGGTCGGCCTGTGTAAAACTGTTAACTGGCATTGTTCGGGCTGCGATCGCTTGCTTCCTTATAATCGAGCCCATCCCGTCATCTTTCCACGCCGCCTTTACCTGCGTTTGATTCTCCGGCGCGGTCACATCAATAGCTTGACCAATTAATGAATCCAACATTAAGGAACCATATGCATAAGCATACCATTTCCATAGTTTATCGTATTCCCGCTCCGTAAATCCACGGTGCATTTCACGACCAATCGCCGTGTGATACACATAACCAGGTGTATCTAACTTGTCCTCTACATTATAGAACAATTTTTCGTACATTTGCACGGTTCCAGGTTCAACACCTAAACGCAGTGAAATGCCCGGGGAATCGTCTCGCGACAACAAACGCGCCTCTAGTTCACTCTTATACGGGTTGCCTTCGTCCTGATATATGTCGTGCGCCCAGTACAGGTCCGAGGAATTATTCATTAACGATCTACGGTCTGCATCATCATCACAAGTATCTAATTGCCGTTTAAACGAAGCCGCCTGCCGTACCCACTCATCATCAATTCGCCGATTAAACGAAAGCTGCTCTGTTGTAGGCGTATTTTCCGCTAAGAGACAGGCGCGTTGCCAGCGCCAATCCGTTGGACGCCTCGGGTTGTTGGGGGAAATTTCTAACATTAGATGATCATCCACCAAACCTTGTTATCAGACCCGGACTCCGCAATAGCGTAGAGAAGATCTGGGTTCCGGGTAGGAATAACAACTGTTTCACCGGCAATAACCGGATACCCGTCGGTTCCGTCCGCATCATCCGCGGTAACCGACGAAGAGTTGCCAATATAAACCGTAGAGCCGTTATCCGCAGGCGCTGTAATTTGGACACCGCGACGAGCCTTCACACCAGTAGCCATAACAGCTACGGCGCTTGTACCAATACTACTTTTACGACCTGTCCAAATTTGCCTGGTTGCCATTTTATAACCCCAAAAAATCCAACACGGTCTCAACGATATTAGACTCAGTGTCTAACGTAAATCGGCGGTATGTTGCTCCGTGTGCGGACAGTGAAAAGTGCACCCCTAATTTATCCTTAGTAGTGCCCGAGGGACTCGTCGGCGGGACTACCCGCGACCGTGCTGATAGCGTTGGTGCAGAAAACGTAGAAGATATTGCCGTAGCGGGAGCCATCACAGACGAGGCTGTCGTCGTGGCTCCGCTCAAATCCAACGGCTCTGTAATATCAATTACGATAGACATTAGGTGATATTCACAATCCCTTCTGCAGCCCACTGAATAGTAAATGTACCGGACGTAACTGTCTGCGCACCATCGAAATCAATAGAGCAGATCAACGGCTTGCCAGTGGCGGTATCGGAATAAATGACGGCGTGATAAGCCGTGAAGGATGCGCTAGTCCACTCAGCATTAGCTGCATCAAAAACACCCTCATTATCGCTGTCGTCCTGGGTTACCGTTTTGCTTCCAAGCGCAGCGCCGCCTGCGGTATAACCTGTTCCGCTAATTTCATTGGCATCCGGGGTGGCCCAGCCCAACGCACTAGCTGCAAACGAATGAGTAGTAGTCAGCAACGCGCAATTAACTGTATCGTTAACAAGGTCGATAGTTTTTTTCATAATTTCAGTTTTAAACTGATTATATACACCAGAAACCATAATTATTTCTCCTCATTTTGTGTCTTAGACTTCGTAGAAATGCGAGGCACTTGAATTGTACAGTCTTTTCTACCATTTTCATGATAAGTTTCTATGACTGTTAACGGCACAATAACTTCGCGCTCTTCTCCGCCTTCATTAATTGTAATCTTGCCTTCGCATACTTTAGTTTCTTGCCTCATAGCGTAACCTCCTTCTTACGATTAACATTTGGAGGCGCGCCTTGAACAGATGAAACTGCCGATAACACACCAGGTACTACTTTAGCCACGGAAAGCGGAGCTTGATGTGTAGCCGCAGCTACCACCTCCGCCGCGGCGCTGTACTTAACTTGAACAACTGGCGCCACAACCGTAGCAGATGCCGCAACCACAGAAATACTCAGCGGAGTATCAACCTCCGGCGCATTAACGGATGCCGTTACCGAAAGTACTGCAGCTGAAACAACCCCATCTATAATAACAGATGGGGTGGGTATTGAAGAAACGGCATTCAAAGCAGCTGAAACCGTTTTTGTACAATCTATTTGAATTGCGGGGGCTTGTGCGGTCGCTGCCGCTGATATTTCGCTAGGGGCTACCAAGATCTTATATAGCGCGGGGTCGACTACGGTTGCTGTAGAAGATAAGGCAGTAGCACCCGCAGAAATGCCCAGGGCTGGTACTGGCGCCTGTGCAGAAGAAGTTACAGACAGCACACCATCTTTCTCTGAAATATCTACTGTTACGTTGGGAGACGGTATAGTTTGGTCAGCACCGATATCCCACGTATCTCCCTCGTCGTCTCTATCCCTACCGTCTATGTCAAAATTTACATTCGCAGGGGTAGTCCCTAAATCAGTGCCCGCGCCAATAGCATCTGATCCATCTTTTAAGTGTAAATCCTCAGATCCACCTGTTATTGACACAAACTGATCTGCAGTAGTTTTACTTGCTAAAGATCCAGTGCCACCGGCTGTCGCGTCGGATGACATGTTGTACTGCATCACTGCCGAAGCTGGCTCGTTAAAGCAGTCGGCCGTTCCGGATGAAGAACCAGACACGCCCATACTAATACAGTTTTTGACAGTCTTATTAGCGTGGTTCTTTATCTGAAAAGCGTTGGTGTTTCCTGAAGCACTATTGTTGTTCGCGTTATATCCCGTGCAGTTATAAAAATTTTGAGTATAAGTGCTCGAACCATTCATTTTAAAAAAGTCACAATAGCCGCTCGTACCGCCTGAGGTTAAGTCATACGCAATACAGTTCAAAATATCTGTATTGCCGTCGGCCCAGAAAGCGCGACTGTGGGTTCCCGTATCGCCGCCGGTAACCGTGGTAGCAATACTATGCGCAATACAACCAAGAAAAGTGCTCGTCGTAGTGCTACTTGTATCCGTTTTAAAAGCTCCACGAATACATTCGTTGTCTGACATGTCTATCTCAAGCCATTCAACTGTAGTGGGGGCTATTGCTACCTCAATACATTCCCCAACATCTACGGTTCTAACTATTCTTGCACCTGTACCAGCCGTACCATCGTGCCGCTGGGAGCTCGGCACTGTCAAAACCCGGGAAGCCAGGCTTACAGTATCTCCCCCGTCTATTGTTACGTCCTCGTTAAAAGCGGAGTCGTTATACATCGAACCCTGCGCAATGTCGCTTGAAGCGTACAGATCACTGTCGTCTAGGTCGGCTTCCCACGCGCTGATCGTGGAGTAATACCGAGAAAACGTGCCGTCCGCCTGGGAGAACATCATGTTGTAAAGCAAGCACGGCGACGTGTCACCCGACATCATATCGTCGGTTACGTACACCATTGTGATATCTGCGCCAGACACAGCCGTCACACGGTATGTAAACTCAGCACCCATGCCACCTTCGTCTGTAAAGACACACTTATCTCCAACACTCACGCCAGAAGGAGTTGATACAAAAGTCACAACGTAGGGAGAGCTCGAGCCGCTGCAAGAGTCCGGAACTCCCGTAGCGATACTGCTGTTAGAACCTATGCTTGTAATAATAGTGGCCATGCAACACCTATACCGCCACGACGCCAGTTGCAACCTTATCTACATGGATGTCATCCATGTGACTTATCTGATTAGATTGCTGTCCGACACGTCCGTCTAAAATTTTATTTTTATTACGAATGTCATCCACATTAATGCTCAAACTATTGGCAATATCCCAGTAAGGAACCTGCCATTGTTTCTTAGCAATTAATACGGGAGATTCGTCCGGATCGGCGGGGGACGTAGAAACACTGCGCGCACGCTCCCCGCAAGTACCGTCTGAAACTTCCACGTTAGATCCATTGCGGTGTCCGCAACAATCTAACGGAAGAAAACCGCGCTTCTCTCTATCACTAAACGGCCATTGAGAGAAATGCTTTTTCAAATTATCACTATGTGTTTCAATCTGCTTCCAAACGATATCTACTGCAGGCCTATCTCGGGAGACGTTGCCGCCATACCACACTTCGTCCCCGTGCGCCGTACCAAATATTTTATGGTTTGAATTCTTCAAACGGCGACGAATAAACTTATTGACATACATAGCCTCCCCCGCCTCATTAGGCGTGTCGCTAATGATGTCAACTTCTTCGGTTAAAAGGTTAAACCTCTCAACTTCGCGCTCGCTGTCGTGGACGTGGGTAAACCGGTACTTGCTAGTAAGCTCCATGTACTTTTCTAACAACGTACCGCGATCACGAAGACCCACCGTATTAAAGCCAAAATTTTTAGTATGGCAGATCATTTCTGCGTGGCAGAAATGTATTTGGACGGAAGATATAGCACAAACTATATCTCCGTCCTGGTAAGTCTTCTGGTCGTCAGTTACGGAACCAACTTTTACTAACAGCTCCACGTCCGCCCTCCTGTAACATCCATGCCAGCATCATGTAGGCTGCGTAATAAGTTCTCCCGCGACGGCAACGTCCCACGTTTCAGCGCCTGCCGCAGTAGCAGTCATCTTCAGGTAAATTTTTCTTGTGGGAACCGATAGCGTTCCCTCCATATTCTTATGAAGGTAATTTATCTGGAACAAAGTTACAGAGTCTCCAGCGAGGGCAGATTGGTCTGGAATAACCGTATGCTTAACACTCTCATCCGCAGTAGATGACGAGATATCTTTGTTGTATAGCGCAACAGTATACGCAATATCCGTACCTGATAATTGCTGCACAGTCAGCTTCTTAATCACGGCCTCCTGCGGAAAATCCAAAGAGAACACTTCAGACGAGCCTGCAGCACTGGTGAGGGCGTAATGAGTTTCATAAACTTTCACGAGTTATTTCTCCTTATGTTCCCGCAATCGGGCCGAGGTCGACTCCGAGCGATCCTTCTTCTGGATAAGGGTCGACGCTCTTCTGCTTAAGGAAGAGCACCAAGTCGCCCATAGATTCAAATGTATTGCGCAAACTATCCTCTAGCTCAGGCATATCAGCTTTGCCATAACGATCGCCAAAGTCATCCTGGTGGAAGTAGAACATGAAGAGAATGCGACCAACGCGATCCATCCCCTTCATCAAGTCACCAAGATATTTGTCTACCATGGAATCCTGTCGAACAGCTTTCAACATAGAGCCAATCATGGCCGTATCAAAAACGTCCTTCTGGCCAAGCTGCGCTGCTTGCTGTGCGCCCTGCATTGCCATCGGATCGGGTACTGCCGTCGGATCGTACTGAGAGGGATCTCCGCGATACATATCCGCAACAGGTTGTTCTGCGCTCATGGGGAACTGCGCAGGCACCTGCCCACCAATCACATCCGTTGTACCCATCTGTGGCCCCGGGAAGCCTGGCGCCGTCGGGCCTGGCTGCAAGAAGGGATCCTGCGCCTGCTTCACATATTCTGCGTACTTCACACGATAACGAGCTTTACGTTGCTGCTCGGCCTCACGCAACATTGCACGCGCCTGCTTCTCGCGGAACCCGTGATCTTTGATCAATGCGATGAACGCCTGCTTCGGCTCCATGCGCAGATTGTTAAGCTCTACTTCATAACCACTGTGATAGATAGTCAGCTCGGCCGTCTTGGCCATGATCATCATCTCAGCATCAGCAATGTTGCCCGGAGCTAGCGGCTCTTTACTGTCGGAATCAAAATCATCCGCGGGCTTAGCTACCGGAATGGCATAAAAATCTTCCGGAACAAACACATCACCCTGGGAAGCAACTAACTTGGAACCACCTTTACCCTTAAGATGAATTCGCTGTCCGTCTCTATAAGGACTGTATTCGTCATCCCATTCTGCTCGACTAAAATCTCGGTGGCCGGCCTCGTAAACAGCGCGCCCACGTTCAGCATGAGTGTGAAAATTAACGTTGTAAACAATTTTGCCGTCTGCATCCCCGATAGTACTCTCAACACGGAAAGGAACCGTGCACTCACCTGTGCGCCCGCACAGCATATAAGTGCTTCCTTTACTAAGGCTATCAGGAACCGACAACCCCTCGAGCCAGTCGGTGTACTCATCGCCCTCTACCTTAGAGACCGCCCACACTCGCGTGGGGTGTACGTTGATCCAGTCCTTCTTCCCGCCGCCTTCCGAGCGAACAAGCGTAGCAAACTTAAACCGCCCATTCGGCCCCATCGGGGCGAGTGCAATAAAACAGCGCTCAATATCACCAGTATTTGTCAGAACCTCGTACAAGCCAGACTCAGCTGGGTTGAACAACTTCTTCTCTACCTGCGTATTATAAGCAACGCTGACCTCGTCCCCCGCGCGCTCATCCTTGATTAGAACACCGTCACGCAGAAGCTTTTCCTGGTCTTCCTCATCAGGGCCCTCGGGGAGCGTTTCCGACCTCGTGTAGTCGATCGTGATGATTTCCAGTGCGCCAGTTTTAATCGGGTGTGGGATAGTTGTATCGATCACGGAACCGGTACGAGATGTACGCTTACCTGTCGGTTGCGCGGGCGTTAACACATTAGAAGCGTTCTTGTGTAGTTCGCAGGCTTCCTTGAGTGCGCCAGAAAGTTTATCGCCATATAGCTCAGTCGCCGCCTTAAACACCGACGGGTAGCGATTAGCGACCTCGTACATAAACTTCACAGAATTCCCGCCCTCAGCAGCAACCACCGCCGGGAAGGTGCGCATATTTGCAAACTTTTCTTGCTCCGCGGGCGGCGTCGTCGCCATATATGCCCAAACGGGGAGGAAGTCCTCTACCCATGCAGGGTATGCAGAACTACTCTTCACCCTATTACTTGATAGTTGCTGCAAACTCGGACTCCTCACGCCGAGTTGGTGCGTATCCTTATCTGTCCCGTCGCCAAGAATGTTAGGTTTGCGACTAAGGAGATAATTTAACCAGTTCTCCTTGAGGGGCACGAATACATCCTGATCTTTGATGTACAAGAGCTCGTGGCCTTTGAGCTCTCCGCGCAGGAAAAAGATGGGCACGTACAGCCACATCGAACCGACCTTGAAGCCTACAACTCCAGCGGCCTTAGTATTTTCCTGGTTGCGCTCCAGGAGCTGAAACCCAACCTCAAAATCAAGCAGACTGGGCGCCTTATCTCTTAAGTATGCATGAGCAAGATTACTCAGCGCCTGTTCAAACGGGATATCCTGCCCATCTCCACCGAGTTCGGCTTGCTTAGCCCACCCGCGCTGTTGATTATTCAGGGACAGTAGACTTTTTTGTGTACTGTGAGATAGTTGCAAGACCATGCTTTTGACTCCGTCCGTGGAAGTTACCGCCCTACATAAAGGGCCGCATTCTTATACTAACAATTCTAATAAACTGAATATACCTCTTACCCGATATCTATTTCCAACCTTTACTCAAACCAGAGCGCCCAAAGGTCTCGCCAGACATCAAGGAAGGAACATAACTAGTTCCGCTTGTATCGCTCACATCTCCACGGTGAAGACCTGAAAGTAAGCTACCCTGCCCACGTTTCTGCCTGGCGCCCATCATCCTAGCCGCCCAATCAGGATCGTACTCCAGTGATTTTTCTGCTGGACGCATTTCCGGCTGAAATCGCGGAGGCTCGTCATGAACTTCCAGCCTATCAACCCCGAACTGTTTGAAATCTTTCAACATGCTCGGGCGAATCTTTGTACCAATAGTATAATGCAAGACGGGTCTCTCCAGATACTTTCCTTTTGCCTGGCGGTAATCAATTACCTGACTTCCTGGCCGCGCTTGGTACTGATTAACAAAGGAACTATACGGAATTATATCACCCGGCACATAGTCACCGACCTCTTCATCTATCCGAACGTGGTCGATCAACCCCCGGGATACCAGCTCAATATTACGCCTATGCACACTAATTCCCGCGTCAGCGTAGGCATCGCTTAGGCTCCCCACAAGGTACCTGCGCCCTTCTCCGATGCCCTTATGTTGCACAATTTCTGCCGGATTGGGGACGCCTGCAGAAAGCACATCGCCGGCCTCTACCGTGTCGCCCGGCTTTACATTTACTTGGAGGCCTGGTTTCACGTAATGTTGCTCGCCCTGAATCGTTACGTAACTGCCCCCTTGAGGAGCCGCTTCAACCTTTTGTACTTTTCCATCAACTTGGGCATGCGCTGCGCCGTGCTTAAATGTCTTGGGAACATTGACCAACTGGTTAATCAACGCAAAACCGCTGACACCTGCGGCAGCTCCCGCTACACCACCAGAGTGCTTAGATGAAATCTGCGCTTGGGTGAGCGGCTCAGAAACAGCTTGTGCAGCAGCCATTCCTACATAATCACCAATAGGGGATAGCCCACCGCGCTCTCTCGAGCCCACATCCCGCGCATAAACACCGCCATCTGCCGGGCCACCTACCAACGGACTCCGGATAAGGATTTGCTTAGTCCCACCCTTCCGCAGCTCCTTCAGAATTTTCTGCGTTAATACCGTGTTACGCTTATAACCACCCGCGGGTAATGCAAGAAGTGCGCCCTCGCTATCCATATCATCCGTATCAACGGGTAGTCCCAGTCGCGCAGCACCCGTTTCTTTATCGTCGTCTAAAGCGCTAACTAACAATCGGTGCGTTGCGCGGTTCATTTGCTTGGCCATGTACCCAGCATCAGCCGTAGCCAACTTAACATCAGTGATGCCTTTGCGCGCACCGTATGTACTAGCCCAATACTCCACAGGATTTAAACCCTCAGAGTAACTGCTAAGTACTGGGATGGGCAGCGGGCGGTCCTGGCCGTCCACATATATCCCATCGCCCGCAAGCAATCCGCGCAAGCTCCGCGCGTTGCCGCGGGACCCCGATGCGACCTGGCTCGCGAGGGGATTATTTTCTCGGGTACTTTCCTGATAAATCGCATCAATGAGCGGTTCGTTAGCGGCACCAACAGCTTTAAGGATCTCTTCGTCTTTGCGCTTATCACTAAGCTTAGGGTTGCTATGAATAGCGGCAATCTTACGACGAAGCGGTCCGTATGCTTTTTGCGCAGCTAATGATTTGCGCATATGCTTCAAACCAAATGAAGTCCCGCCAGTAGAGTAAGCAACATCACGACCAACATCGGACAACTCTTTAGCAATCTGACGGTACTGTTCAGGATACTTCTCTGCTACTTCCTGCAACAACGCATCGATGCCCTTCTTGTCGAGCTTGCGATTGTAGTCTCGCAAGTTCGCGGGGAGGGTCTCGTTGACCATCAATTGTCCGATAGTTGTATTCAACATCCGTGTTTACCTATCAACGACTACCTACGCTTGGAACGAACTTCCGCAACCGCATGACTTAACAGCATTTGGATTTTCGAAAGTGAACCCCCGTTTGTCTAGTCCGTCGTGCCAATCAATAACCGTACCATCTAGGTACAGGGCGCTCTTCTTATCAACGACGACATCAACACCATGCTGGGTGTACCTATTGTCGGCTGATTTATCAAATTCAGATTCGAATTTGAGCGAATAACTGAATCCGCTACATCCGCCGCCTTCTACACCGACTCGCAAGAAGGTTGCCGCATCGAGTACGATCTGCAGGAAGATGGCGTCGGCTGGTGCCTGGGCCATCAGGGCAGCATTGACCTGGTCTGTCTTAACTTTTGTGACTTCTGCCGCTGCTTTTTCCGTTATAGAAACTGGCATAATTTATGCACTTCCCCAGCTATTAAATACTGTTGTATATGGTTTCAAATGGTCAATAATATCTTCGAGCATCAGGACATCAGAAATACACTTCTTAGTAATCTGGTCCATCGCTTTTTTATCGCCGTCAAGAATGGCCCGTAACCAAACCTGACCATCCACATTCTTTTTCTGATTAACTCCCAGCACAGATGCGATGCGCTCTAGGCTGTTGTAGCCCAACCTCAAACTTTTGCGCGCGATCTTTACCGGATCTACAATCTTAAAATCAGGCAACGGCGGAAGATCGTTAACTAACAACCTGGTACGCAAGAAAGGCAGATCGAAATCTACCCCGTTATGCGCTACCAAGATGTCGTACTTCTTCAACTCATTTGCTACTGCTTCAACAATCTTCGAATCATCCGACCGGGCTTTCGCCCAGTTTGGATTCAACTTATCAGCTCGAAACACTGTAGGCTTCTTAAACGGTGTCTTGATAACAGCCGCCAGAATAATCCCAAAATCTGCCTGTAACGAACTACACTCTAGATCAAAGCACGCAGATCCAATCATATGCCGCTTTGTGCCACTCATATAAGTTCCCTCGCTTCCTTGCTCAGTACATTTATGGCCTAATACGCGGAGATATATCTACCTCGTCCACTAGGACAGTTTTATTAACCCCCAATGATTCAAGTAATGAATTGAAGTCCTTATCTCCAACCTGCGACGTATAGTACGCACCTGGATGAAATTCAACTATCAACGAAAGTGGGTTACCAGTTTCTTCATCATATACGACAACCCGGGTAGTTTTTACCTTTAAAGGCTTGCCGTTCTCATCAAATAATTCTGCACGTAACACACTTATTGACCCCGACTATTCGCATTACGCGCCATCTGTGCAAGTGCCGCAGTCCTATTAAAAATATCCGCTGCAGAAGGGGATATGCGCGCTTCACCAGTAGAACCAGTAAACGGCGAACCAACTGTTGGTACCCCTGACAACTCTTCAGAAACCTTAAGCATGTCACCACCGCCGCCGCCGTCGCCCATCGGAGGCCCGCCTCCGGCTTCAGGGCCCATTGGCATTGCTGGTTGAATTGCCTCGATCGGTTTGATCGCACTGCCTGGACCGGCAAGATCTACTGGCGGCGCCTCCAGGCCGTCAGCACCTTCGGGAGCCGTAGTGCCTTCCGGTGGCGGACCAAGCAAAGCTTCCGGAGGTAAACTAACGCCCATCGCGTTAGAAATGGCAACAATCAGCTTTTCCATGTTGTACAGCTTGGTGTTCAATTCTTCCGGATCAAATTTCTTTGCCTTGGCTCCGGCAGGACCCATAGCTCCGACGCCACCGCTGACGCCGGCATTAGAAAGCTCCTCCTGAATAATACTCCTAACATCCTCCGTAGGCGGAGGCGGCGGAGCATCCATTGGCGGCTCCATCGGAGGAGGTCCGCCCATTGCGGGATCACCGCCCATTGGAGGTCCACCCATTGGAGGTCCACCCATTGGAGGTGCGCCGCCCATTGCGGGATCACCGCCCATTGCGGGATCACCGCCCATGGGTCCGCCGGGAGGAACAATCCCCTGTTTCTCAAGCTGCCATGTTGCGAGCTTCAAAAGTTCTCTATTAATACCCATTTCAAGGTCTCCTAACCGTTTAATATTGTTACTTGCTGACCTGCATCAATTTCACCACGGCGATAAGCACGAATAGCCTCTGCCTTTGAAGAAAAAGTTCTAGGGCCTTTTCTATTCTTCTTTGTAGAGGCTGCGTACAAACCACCTGTATATTCCTGAGACGGCTTGTAATGCACATTAAAATCACGCGCTGAAAACAAATTACGAGATGGCATTAGTTTGTTAATCGCCTCGTCCACTGCACTTGATGATACAGGTACATGATACTGCATTGCATCCCCGTCAAAATCTGCGTTAAAACCCCCGACAATAAGCGGGCTTACCTGCATTGTGTCATTTTTTACCAGCTGAGGCCAGAAAGCCATAACACCATACCGATGAAGTACCGGCGCACGATTAATGACAACAGGACGCTTAGACATAATTTTGAGCAACTCTTTGCGCGCAACAGCAGAGCGATCCTTTACCGCACGTGCTGCATCTAACTTGGGAATACCGCGCCTACCCAGATCTCTAATAATAAGCGGCTGATAAACCTCCCACGCTTTTTCCTCAGGTATCCCAACTTGATCCATATCCAAATCAGGATTAGGCGTGATAGCTGCCCTACCTACTAAGTCGGTCGTATTGCTCAGTAGCTTTCTTTGCACAACGCTGTATTTTGGATTTTTACCGAAAACTTCCCGAAGGATCCCGCGAACTTGTTTTTCTTGAGCATCACTACTAATAGGATCTCCCAAACCCGTTACTGCTTTAAATGCATCATAAACAGATAGCCGTTCTTCACCAATATCATCAGATTTCTTAGCGTTCTCGCGTAGAAACTTATTGGCTTCAAACAAATCTCGGTACAAGTAATTCGTGTCGGAAACCAGCTGGTTTCCTGAGCCTTGCATAACACTTATTGGACGAAATGCAGGGGGCAACACGGGTGCACGAGAAAGCATCCAATCCCGCGGATGTAGCTTCTGTTTCTCTGCGCCTTTAAAGTATCGCAAACGCTTCACAGCAGCATTACGCTTCTCACCTTTACTCGACTTGACATCTTCTCGCGCCTGCGCTGTTGCCTGCTTCAAGTTTATCTTATCCAACGCATGCGCAATTGCGCGAGAACCTGTCTGCCCCTGGAATTCTTGCTTACCGGATAAGATATCCCGGAAATTAGATTCCGTAAGCCCCAGCACGCGCATGATAGGTTCTTGCATTGCTGGGTTTGGCATAGGCTCAGCAAGACGAATAAACGACCACTTATTGCCACCGTGCCCGCCCGTCGCCGAAGGATCAAACAAACCACCCTTTAACGGCTTTAGACCCTGCTTCCAGTCGACAGTGTTGGAACCCGTAATCTCTCTATCGCCGGCTAACTTGGTTACATCTGCCTCCGTCATAGCCAACAGATGAGTGCGCGTTCCCTTCCGAACTGGGTTGATTCCCGCCGCCCGCAGCTGATTCACAAATTTCTCATAAACCATGGGAACCTTTGGTGTCGCGGGCTTGAACCCCGCCTGGAATGCCGACCAGTAATCAGGATTCATTTGTCCCCGAATCATCTTCGCGTCCCTGATAACCTCAGTAGCGCCATGCGAAAGCAACGCGTTAAGCTCAAGCATTCCAATCGTCTTAGCACCTTCCTCGCCACCTTTAGACGGACGCCCCTCTGACGTGTATCCCCCAAAGCTACGCCCTGTTCCCTTAGACTCGGCAACGTGGTGCAATTTCATGAAAAAGCGATTACCAACAAAGACATCATTAATCTGGCGCCCGTTAGTGGGGTCCGTAATCGTTTCCAGATCCTGTATATCATTTGCTTCAAGTTCGCGCATTGCGAACTCGGTGAGGTCTTCAATATTTTCAAAATCCTGGATCTTATATGGCTTCCCCGTCCGCTCTGCAATTTTACCAAGCGCCGCTTCTATCATTTGCGCAGGATTAGTTCGGCTAATAATACCGAGCGGATTTAACAATAGTTCAGAAGAACGACCATCAGCCGCTACGGGCATTTCTTCATCTGGAATGATCTCAGAGATAACGCCCTTATCACCGTACCTACCTGAAAGCTTATCGCCCACTTTTGCCGTAGCCGTAGACTTAACCGTAACTAGGATTCCGTGCTTGGTTTTGGCAACATCTGTGACAATGCCGGGCGCATGGTGGGACCACATTTGGGTTTTATCAATGTACTTGGGGGCCCGCCCACGGGAGACCTGGTTAGCTGTCCGTTCTCGTTCTCGGACAACAAGTGCCAACGGATCTCCGCTGTTGACGGTCGTTCCTGGTTTAATGACTCCGTCATTGTCCATTTTCTCCAAAGTAGTGCGATCAAATTTGCCAGGAAACATAGCGGTGAAACCAGCCTTGCTAGTCCGCACCTTTTCCTCAGAAAAATCGACCGTGGTCTTGTACATATGTTGCGAAGACAACCGGTTAGCAAACGATTCACTAATAACAACGGCATCCTCGAAATTAAGGCCGCGAAATGGAACGTATGCTACACGTGCATTTAACCCAAGAGCCGTCGTTCCCTTGTCGTCTACGAAATTAGACTTAGCTAACAATGCGCCCTTCGGAAACCGCTGCCCCTTCTGAACAACAACATCCTGATGAATATACGTTTTACGGTTATATGGATAGTTGTCGTACAGCTCTATCGTCTCAACAGCACCGTTACCATATTTAACAGTGATCTCATCTTTATCGACCTTCGTAACAACCCCGCCATGCTTTGCGCGAACGGCGCCCATTTTAGTTCCATACCGATTTTCAAAACTATCATCCTCACCCGGAATACCCGCTTGAACCAACGGAGCTTCCGCATTATCCAGCGGGAGTGCTTGCGTTAACATCCTGGCCGCCATCACAGATCTCTGCGCCTTAGTTGCCGATTTCATCGGGATCATATTGGCAAGAAAAGAAAAAGCGCCCTCCATATGCGGAACCTCGTAATCAACCGCGTGAGGAGACACGTGCCGAACAGTGCCGCCAGACATGGCAGCTACCCGTGATTTACCCGATCGCAGCTCTCCTGGAAAAGCCACAACAGAAGACGTAATAGTCTCCGGGTCTCGCCACACCGTTTCACCGCTGCGAACATCTCGCATCTTTGTGTAAATCTTACCGTCCCGTCCTTTACGCGCATTACCCGCCATACGAAGATCGACGCCCGCACGCTCTGACTCAGGGGTTATGATCGGATCAATGAAACCAAAGTGGCTGGACTGAACATTCCGCGCTTCCGCGGGCACACCACGTGCGCTCTGAATGCCGCCATCGCCCATCTTTGAAACACGGCTTTGCTGCTCAAAGATTTGCGCAGGATTGATCCCTTCCAACGGCTGCGCCAGAGAACCAAACAACACCGAATCCAGGCTCTTATTCATCAAGCCCGTACCAATACTCTGCACGTTTTTCTTAGATGTGGCTTTCCAAAGTGCGCGGTTAAGCAAACCTTTATTCTTGCCAATACGCTCTGCAAGCAAATCCTCAGGACCCAAAAAACGCATGAACGCCAAGGAGTCCCGATCATCAACCTCGGCCGGGTCTAATCCCAATTTAGCTAGTACAGCTGGATCCGCTCTATTCTGAATAGCCAATAGCTTCCGAGTACTAGCAAGTAAACTTTCAACAGTTACTCGCTTAGTTGGTTTACCCAGCGTCCGCTCTGTTGTTGCGGGATCCAACTCCATCTTTGCAAATGCCTTAGCAATTGCTTCCTGGCGAGATCGCGCGTCCGTATCAACACCGCCGAGAACAAACTTCTTATAGATCTTCGCCAAGTCCGCTGGAGACGCCTTTTGCATATTCGCCGAGGCGAGCTCGCCCCAAGCTGTCTGTAGTTCCTTATCCGTCGCGCCCATTGCGCGGAGAATAGAAATCAAGGGGATATTCGCGTTACCTACGTTCGCCTTAAAAAGGCCCGTTGCGGGGTCCAAATGGATACGATGCGATAAACCCGTACCAGGCTTTACGTTTATGCTGGATTCAAGCTCGCCGTTTTCTTTTTCCCGATGATAAACTCCGGGTCGCAGTCGCATTTGATTAGACAACGTATACTCATTGCCGTTGCGGATAAACGTGCCGCGGCTAGAAAAGTAAGGCACCTGCGCAACCGTTGCGCGCTTATTATCAAGCACCGTCCCGGAAGCATTATCAACTAGCTGCCAAGTACCGCGTAAACTACGGCGCAGGTTACGTTGCTCCAAAAGCGCGCGTTTTTGATCAGCGAGAGAAATTTCCTTCTCATCGTCGTCGTAATCTACGTCAACAAGTTGTAACGTATGCGTCTGGTTAGAAACTGGTTCAATCGCGCGCGCAGCTGCTCGCACATTTTCATAAATGCCGCGCCGCACCGCCGCAGAATCCCCAAATTCTCGAAGGCCTGCGGGCGCACGAGAGGAAGGCGCCAACGGCTTCGCGGGTGGTGTCACCAACGACGGGGGCGGATTGCGGGGATCAAGTACACTTGGCATTTAATGGCCTCAAATTCAGACGGACGCCGAAATGGGCTCGTCTTCTTTTTCTTCATGCAAAACCTCCGCACCCGGAGTGAGGTAAATCGGCTGAGGGCGTCGGCGAGCTAAATCAGCTTTGCGTCGACGCATTGCTTCACTTAGCGGGCTCTTGCTGCGCGATTTGTTACGCGTCCAGTTATACGCCATCATTCCTGTAGGTATTCCAGAAATTGCAGCCATCATAGTGAGCAATCCCCCATACTGCTTAAGGCCCTTAGTGATGTCTCCGGTGGTAACATTTTCTAGACCACCAAGATTAGGCTGCGGAAACTCGATTCTTGGTACCTCCGCCAGCTTAACAAAACCAGCGTACAGTTCGTCCAACGACGAGCCTAATACGGAAGCTTCCTTACTCGCCTCAAATTGCTCTGCAATAGCCGTTTCATATTCGTCTTTGGCATCTCGTACAGCTTCTTCCCGCAACCGCTTTCTACGGCGCGAAGCAAGGTAATCACCCAGAGCATTTCCGCCCCAAAAACCACCCAAGCCTAAGCCAACCATCGCGGGCCATTTGGCTATGGGAGCCGAATCACTGCCCAACCACGAGGTCTCGGCCTCTAGCTTGTTCGCTTCATTATATGGGCTCGCTGATTGCTGTGCGGCTTTATCCAGCCGATCTTCTTCATCCTCTTCCGGTTTCCGCCGACTAACAAATTTACGTTGCGGTACCGAAAGCTCCATGGGCAGGGAAGATGTGCCAGCTCCCGCCATTTGCGCCACACTCGGACGCCTTAAGGCTTTGACTAACGAAGCTCCGCCGCCAAGCAACGCCGCCCCGCCGCCCACCGCAAGAAGCTGCATCAGGTTTTTGTTGTACAGCAACTCTGGGTCGCTCAGGATAGTCGACGGAGTCGTCTCGTAAAGCAGACTAGATTCTTTGCGCATATCCTGCGCGTGCTTAATCAAGTCCGGAGCAATGTCGATGTAAAGGCGCTCGTTTGCAAAAGAGCCCCCCGTCGCCTCGGACTGCTTGCGCATATCCTGCGCATGCTTGATCAAATCCGGAGCAATATCAATGTAAAGGCGCTCATCATCGATTGAGGCGGACTGTTTGTGTATTTGTTTCTGCATCGGTTACCCCGCGATAATTAGGCGATTTACCCTTGGGAAGTTCCCCGTAAATCTGATTCCATTCTAAGTATACTCGCCAACTTCCGTGCTCCTCATCAAAGAGGCGCTCAATATGTATCAACTGATACCACCCGTTTGATGCGCGATCACGTATCTGACGATATTCTTTTAATTCATCCGCGTTCCACAGCTCAAACATCCTGCAGTGGAAATCAAACGCTAGTGGTATCTCTTCTGTTTCGTCTGACGTCAGCGTTGGAGGAACACTTGTACCCCTGAAAGGAAATCCAGAAGTAGTTCCTGGCCAATGTAACTGTCCGCCATGTGCGCTATCAGTGCCACCACGTTCACCAAAATATTTCAATATGCCCATTTATTCCTCACTAGATCCTAGACCAACGATTCGCATCTTCTTCTTCCCTCTTACGTTTAAGCTTAAGCATCCCTGCGCGGCGTCGCGTGGAAGCCGCCTCCCTACTAAGCGACTGAACAAGCTCTGCTGCTTGAATATCTTGAATTTCTTCTGGAGTAGACTCACCCTGTGCACCCATAACCGGATCAAACTCATTACGAAGCTTACCTGCGAGCATGCCACCGCCCGCGCCCGCAATAGCGCCGCCGCCCAATGCCAACCACGGAGCCTTCACCAAAAGATTAAGAACACTGCCAGCCAGATTTGCCCCGGCCTGGAGAGGACCAAAGGCCTGCTTCACAAGCTGTTCTTCCTCGGGAGTCGCGTTTGCACACCTGTGATGCAGAACGTGCGCAGCCTTGGTCCGCGCAGTGATCTCGTCTGCGCCCAAACCCTCTTCTTCGCACCGGATTAAAAAACCCGTTTTAAACGCTTCTCTTGGTGTAAGTGGCATCCGTGCGGACTCCCCTCAAGGAATAATTATGTTGGTATCTTCTTCTAAACCCGGCATCATAAAGGTACGAGGACGCTTCATCTCATGCTTTTGGATGTACGCACAAACTTTAGGATCCAGGGGGTCGCCTTGAGCTTTTGCCTGTTTTGCGCACGCAAGCATGCACTCAACTAACGATATCATAGCGTCCCGTTCTTGGACCGCCGTCATTTTTTTCCACTCATTTCCAGCTCTTGTTGCAATATCCCCAAGCCTTTGCGCATCGGCGTTGAACGACGATGTGCGCTCCAACCAGTCCCGCCGACTACATGTAGTAAACGATCCATCGTCTTTGTCTTCGATATAAATGAAACCGTTTTCCGGCCAAAATATCAAACTCAGGTATTCGTAACGATTCCCACGCTTTCGCGGCTTCGTGGGAAATAATGACTTATCAACCATAAACCCAGTTCCTATATAAATATGCGCCTATAACTAGCATAACTGAATTGAAATCCCCAAGCCACAGTATACTGTGTTACGGGCTACCCGGGGAAATCTCGCGGATCCGTTTTCCACTCACCCCAATCGTCTGGTCGCTCACCGTCGTCGCAAGGCTTCCACCAATCTGCAGAATCCGCATGTGCGCGCTGGCGCCTGCTATTGCGCCGTTGCGTGGCCCCCCGCATTTCTCGGCGCCGGGCCTTGGTTTCCGCAAGTCCGTATGAAAGGCATGTAACGTACATACCCAGCAAAACCCCCACAACAAACACAAGCGAAAACAAAAGAGCGACAAGTACGTTCACAGTCATAATTAACCCTGGCCATCGCGTGGGGAAAGCGGCTTTACAAAATAAATGCCGCGGTTCTCGTAAACGGTCTTCTGATCTGCTTCGTTCCCAAACAACCAGTTGATAATCATCTTGGTCACGATAGATATCACAATATTAATGAACAACATGAAAACGATGCTCCCAACCACACCATATTTCTTCTTCGTGTGCCCATATAGGTGCGCCTTTAATTCTTTTCTTGCCTGTTTGCGATCCTTAAAACCGCCGTCTCCATATGGGCGGGTAGCCCACCACTGCATAGCCTCCTGAGTAAGCTCGTCAGATAGCTTCGCTTTGCGCCCTGACAAGTTGTTCTCTCGCTTAATCCAAAATTGAACTGCAGGTAATGTATAGCCAGTAGGTTTCTGCATCATAATATCCACCTCGACATGACACGCCGCATGGGCACCGTCAACGTATCTGTTACTTCCCATGGGATTTGTTCGGAATACTTAAAACCGCTCCGGCCGCTTTATAATCCTTTTCAATTTTTAACAACGTTTCGTACTGAATCTTGGAGATGGGTTGCACAGCAGTTGTTTGCTTAGCGTACAACTCAATACACTCCGGGCAGTCCCCAAACCCCTGCAGCCCAGGTGTGGGGTGCGCATGTTTCTTTGCGTAGTGATTCGTATACATCTCAGTTTGCAACAGCGTATACGAAAAAGAAGCATGCGACTCAAGCAACAACGTAATAGAAGCTAGCTCTTCTTCAACATTAATCGGGGGCTCCGCCTCTTCAATTGGAAACGGGCTTGCTGGAAGCCCGCGCGTAACCCGCGCCATGTCACGCAACGTTTTCAAACGAGCCACCGGAATCCAAACAATACCCCCTTTCTTAGTCCCCCACAGATCGCCGCATTCAGGACAAAGGTCCTGGAAAGACGTATGCGGCTTGGTGTAGTGCTGGGTACGTAAGTGAGTATCTGAAATAACGCGATACCGAGAAGCTATGAGTTCCAAGGTGTTATAAATCTTGGAAAATGCGTCGTCTAGCTCATCGTTATCGGCCGTATGCGCAGCAAGCTCGTTCTTTAACGCAACATTTTGTGAGTAGAGCCCGACGCAGAAACTCATACAAAGACAAATCACAAAAGTTATTGCTAACCTAAATGCAATTTGCCTCAAATCTGTAGTAACGTTAATCCAACGATCCATGCTATGCATCCTTGCAGCAGGAGTAGTTAGGACACAACTTTGAGTGTTGCGTCCGGTAAACCGTCAATTTCAATGACGATCTTTTCTTCGGAGATCAGTGCGCCAACAATATCCCCCTTCAACCAACCTGATAAGTTCACCCGGGGAAGCGTTCCGTTCAGTGTAATCTTTAACTTAGTAGGAGTATCTTCCAAAATAGAAAGATCAAGATTCAAAACTTCAGGACCTTCGATAGTCACACGCTTTCCAATCCTAACCCCGTTGCCGCTCATAATAGATTGCAACTTCCCAATAACCTCTCTGATCGTATCTTTGCCTCCTTCAATATCTGGTAATTTAGGTCCAAATCCATGCCGCTCGTCACTAAACATTACTCATCCTCTTAGGCCTAGGAATAGTCGACTCAACCAACTACTGTTTTTCATAGCTTGCATATACGCTTTCTTTTGCTGCGCACGAGTTAACAGCACTGGGCAGGAACACTTGCCGTGCTTTTCCTCGCATGCACAGTAATACCCAGGGGAATCACACTTACACTTGTGCGCAGCAGGGGCGTCTGCTCCGTGGTACGGACACTCAGTTGTGTGCCCATCACCATGGGTAATAACGCCCGTACCCTTACATGGGCACTTATCCTTGTCAGGATGTGGAACAAGATCCGGAACATCTACGGGATCTTTCGTGGCCAGGGAGGAAACCCCAAGCTGTACCGAGATCGTCGGCACCCAGTTTATACAAGAAGACCTCGGAACAGCTATAGGAACTGCTGCAGATGGTGCTATCGCAGAAAATACGCCAAAGGCCACTGCAACACCAGTAAAAACTATTGCTGAATTACGCATGTTAACGTCTCCATGTCTACGTATGCATCAAACGAAGCATCGCCAAGCTATGCCGCAATGATTCATTATCACTGTGCGCACCTACTTCTTCATCAAGCCGCTTAAACAGTTCACGTGCTACGTCTACACTAATATACTCACGAACTATCTTAGCAATCTGCTGCGCTTCCACATTTGTGGTTGGCATTTAATTGATCCAATCATCGCACGAGTTAACCCCACAACGAACCGCCATAATCAGGCAGTTTACGCGGTGGGAAACCATCTACACTAGAAAAGACCCACGTACCCCGAGCCTTAATCATTTGTTCAACAGTACGCTTCTTCACCCAAAAACTACCTTCAGGCTGGTCAAAAGAGCGGGGGCCGCCGTTCCAATGCCCCCAACTATTCTGCACCAATATCCCAGGACCGCCACTTTGTTTCGTGTCGTTGCAAGCAATGAAGGTCATTGCGTGGTTCCACCCGCCCTTCAATTTAGCGTACCCGTCGGCATCCCGCCGAGACGAGAACCCGATACCACTACAGACTGTCATCGCGTAGCCATTAGCAAGCGCGTCCCTGGCCTCTTCCCAGGATGTCACCAGAGAAACAGTGCGCACCTGATGCTTCTGCCCCTCCGTACTAACTTCCGAAGGAACACCCCTGCGCCCCCACTTATCCCCAGTAGCGCTGTCGTATACCGAGAAATCAACAAACCCATAGTCTTTGCGCAGAAGGATGCCGCCCTCATCATGCACAAATCGCGCCGCCGCTGAACAGGACATGCCCTGCCCGCCGTGGCCTCGCGCACCATAAATAGCCTCAGTGGCGCCCCTGCAGATAAACTCCTCGGGCTCGTTATCAACATCGATCTCTACAGCACGAGTAACATCAACCGCATTACGCGTTGCGTGGCTTACACAATCACCGGTTGTCTGGCTTTCTGCGGGGCCAAACCCCGCATCAAACTTTACTAAGGATTTGAACGGTAAAGAGATCTTTCCTTTGCCACTTTCTTCAAGTGCGTGCGCTGCAGCGCCAAAAACAGGATGCGGAAGCTCACCAAGCAATCGAGCCACATCCTCAGGATTGCACTTAGAACCAACAAAACCTTCGGAATAAGCCTTCCAAAGATTGCGCGGCGTCGGATTTACAGGAAATTCTAAAGACATACGGTTACCTCCAGTAGTCTTACTTTACCACGTCTATAGTCATATTCTGAACATTACTAGTAACCCGCGTAACCCGGGTTACTCCCATACGAAAAAGAGTTGCTTCAAGCCAGGGAAAACTCAGGGAAATATGATGAAAATTGCCGGGATAATCCTGCCCCCCGTTAATGATCTTTGACAATCTTTCCCAACTTATCTCACCTGACTTTGCTTGATGAAAATACGTCGTACATATCTTCTCTATATCCGGAGTCTTGATAAGCAAACGGCCGCCCGGTCGTAAAACTCGCAGCCACTCGGCTAATGCTTTCTCATACTCATAAATACTGAAATGCTCAATAATGTCGAGCGCTACAACTTCATCCACACTCTCGTCAGCATAATCCAGATTCCGCACATCTCCGCGCACAACACCGGGAATGTCCCGCTCATCTATGTTGATATACCCTTCCTTGATGTCAGGGCCGCAGCCCACGTTAAGCTTAAGCATGCTTACAATCCCCCCAAGTACTGATCTCCGGGGATCTCCTTATGCGGTTGCCAGGTGCTATCGCCCCGTCTCCAACCTATATGTAACGTAGTTCCCGGCAAAACGTAAAAAGAAAAAGCGCTATCAAGACGAGCCATAGCCCCGATAATGTGCCAATCATATTGCTGATTTCGCGGTAGTGGGCGTAATTTCTGCCAATCTTCAGTGCGCATCACAGCTGTACCAGCAGTGCATTTCTTCTTAATGATCCACTCACGACCATGCACTGTAGTGCGCCCGACCTCTGCATGGTCTGTACTGTTATGACCTTTAGCTAGAAAACACGATGGGTTCTCTTTGAGCATTCTGATGTAAGTGCTAAGCGGCTCTAAATACATGAAATCATGGTCGGTAGTAAGGATGTACTTATACAACTCATCGACGTTATCAGGGATGGCGTCTTGATACCCGCCGCCAATATTTCTATTGGTGTCGAAAAGGGTTTTCTCCACACCTTCTATGTTATTGATAACAGAAACTGTCTCAGCATTTGATCCGTTATCAATAATATGAATGTCTGCCGTAATAACATCCTCAGCAATGCGCGCCTTTAATGACTCCACCGTCTGCACTAGAAAGTCCGGGCGATTCCAGGAGATGACGTAGATACCTAAATCCTTCACGGTAAAGTCCTATCCACCAAGTGAGCTTGAAACGCTTCAAACCGCTCACAAAGTTCAAAAGGACCCCTATGATACATGCGCGGTGGATACGCATAACAATTACTAATCTGATCATCTGCCAACAATCGCACTAGCTCTATACTACTGTGAACAAACCCCGGAAGGATGCAACTAAGCCGCCCATACAGATCAAACGAGGTATCAGCTGCGAAGACAGGGTAGGTCGTCTTACTAATGATGGGGCCTGCGTCAAAATTCTCCACCATCTTGTGAAAAGTGATGCCCTGCTCCCTATCCCCGTTAACAAGCGTGTGCGCCAAGATATCCAGGCCCCCATAATCAGGAAGAAGGCCGGTGTGCACGTTGTACGCGTTCTCGATGTCAACCAGTTTGCGATCCCACTGAATTGACAACTTGATGTCGTGCTCAACATCAAAACTATCTAATACAGGTAACGAGATGTTCCCCGGGAATGCCGGACTTCTAGACGGGACATAGCCCACCAAGTTATAGAAGCCCGCGAGGTGCTCAACCACAAGTTCGGTGAGATAAGATGATCCCAGGATGATTATTTTGTAATCCATTACTAACTCCACGCAACTACCAACCCTCTTTTATACAGTCAACGATATGCTGACGATCCTCGTCGCTTACCCACCAACCACAAGGAATACAAATCATGTCCTGACTAAGTATATCCATACTTGGCAGCGCCGCACGAAACTCTTTAAGACAATGATGCTTATCGTTTCGATCGTGCACCTGACTAACACCAATGCCGCACCCCTTCATCTTTTTAACGAAGCCCGGACGGCCGCTCACGCGCAGTGTATACACCCAGTACGATGATGACCTATCTGAACTAGTTTCCAGCAGCTGAACACCAGGAGTACCAGCCAACTGCTCATCGAAAAACTGCCCGTTACTGCGATGATGTGCCACCAACTCAGAAACATGCGGAAAGTTACACAAACCAATAGAGGCGTTCACATCATTCATATGATACTTGAACCCCCACTCCTCGATATTCTGCTCGCAGCGGAAATCAAGGCTTCGAGTCCTATCCAACCCGTACCACCGCAACCTTTTTGCGCGCTGATGCTCTTCATAGCTCGGTGACACAAGTAAGCCACCGTCTACCGTCGTGAAGTGCTTGATAGCCTGGAAGCTGAAGCAGCACGCATTCCCATGATTGCCCAGCAGCTTATCCTTGTACGTTGCGCCCCACGCATGTGCACAGTCTTCTATGACTGTAGGATAAAACCCGTAAAGATCCTGACAACGAATCTGCAGTTCCTTAAGTGCATCCAAATCACAGGGGTACCCACCCCAGTGCACAACCATGATAGCCTTGGTCTTAGGACTCAGCTTCCTAGCCAAATCATTTAAACACATATTACAAGTGCCCGGATCAACGTCGACCCAGCGAAGGCGCGCCCCTGTTGCAAGGATCGCAAAGTTGGTGGCTGTGCAGGTCAACGGAGTAGTTAGCACCTCGTCGTCCGGCCCCAGGTCACACATGTGCGCAGCAAGCGTTAACGCCGATGTGCCGCTGTTAAGCGTATTCAAATACGGCGTACCCAGGTAATCAGACAACGTAACTTCAAACTCTTCTACCCGAGGCCCCTGCCCAATATATCCGGACAAAAGCGTATCAGAGACTGCGCTCGAAACGTCCTCCGACATAAAAACTTTGAACAAGGGAATATTCTTTTCCGACGCCACAACTACGCCCCTCCCAAGATATGAAAACCACCGGAATCCCGCTCACAAGTAGATGCCGGCGCAAGTCCCAACAACTGCCCGCGTTCAAGTTGAACCTGATGACCCATGATTGCGCCTATGGGTAATTCAGCCGGAGCAAACACAAGTGGGCGCGGTATAAGAGAGTTATCCAAGTAGATAATGTTCTTCTCAGCCGTTGTCGGATTCCTCGTACAATGCATAAAAGAAATACAATAATCAGCAGACATGCTGCGGATACTCAGTCCTTTATTAGCAAAAGATCTTAAGTATCCCACCTGTGTCGCCGGGCCCTCCCGCATAACATCTGGCGGTAGATGGAAAGAACCACCGTACTTGTTAAATAGGTCAACGTTAATAAGCCCAATAGAGCAAGCAGCATGCGGTCCCCACTTAGAAGGATCCAACCAATGTCCAACACAGATTAAAACTGATTCCTTATCTACATCAGTTGAATAGCTGTAGGACAACCATTCCTTGTCAAAGCCACGCATGACTGGAAGATAGTCATCTTCAAAAAGAAATGCGAAGTTAATACCTTCACAATGTTGCTGAAGCGCGAGATTCCACCCACCGTAAGACCAGTGCGCGGGATTTTGCTTACTAAAAACAACGGTCGGGATGCCCGTTTCCTGCTCAAAAGCAGCAGCCTTATCCTCCAAGAGAAGGAAGTGCTCTTCGTGGCCCGGGTCTAGACTGCAAACAAGGACTACCTTGTCCAGACAAGTGGCATATCTACGAAGAGCCTCGAGATACGTATCCGCGTGGCAACGTGCATGACTGTGATTAACACGATTGTGCGCGCCATCATATGACTCTGGCCTACCAAAATAGACCGCACAAATATACGCCACACGGTTTCCTTGCCACATACTTAAGGGGCTCCATTTTTAATACTCCACGCAATTGCGCGAAATATGTTAACAGCTGCCGCCCGCTTCTCCGCAGACAGCTGAACATCTTCGAGCCCCAAATGCTCCTCGAGAACCGCGTCCTTTACTGCACCGAACCCAGGGTACTTACCAACAAGTTCCGTACGCTGCAACATCAGCTTCTCTGCCCGCATAAAGCCTTCTCGGATCGTGCCGGTTGTCTTTATGATATCAGTGTCACGATCGATGACGTCCGCAAAGTCGGCATAAAACTGCGCAGTGTCAGCGGCATCTACGGGATCAGAAATAAGACCCCGTAAAGCTTTCGTGGCCTCTTTAAGCTCTGCAGTCGGCTCAGCTATTTCCGTACGATAGTGCCCATCATGCAAAGCCGGGGGCGGATCAGGCTCCGAGTTCCTGGGAAACAAACAACCCGGGCACGTCAAAACAACCAACAACAATAACGACATAGTATTGCGTAGCATCATAAGAAAAAGACTCCCTGCTCTTTACCTGCGGGCGGGTCGACGGAACCTTCCGCCACAGGTTCTCGCTTGGTTATAGTAGCGCCGCCCTGCATCACCAACCGCAGCGTTGCCATCACCTCATGATTAGCTTGCATACGTTCCGCAAGACGATGCAGCGCACTCAGATCCTTCCGCGCCTCAGCATCAATAAACTGAGAATCAAAAGAAACTACTTGCGAATCTAGGACAGGACGCAGTGTAAGCCCCCAACACACAGCGGCCACGCCAGCAGCTATACACGCGCCGGCCTGCGCCAACCAAGTAGCTGTGGGGACGTCACCACCAGCCCTAACAGCAATGGCGATTACCGCGTAGTTTACAAGAACAACTCCAACAACCATCAGCAGTGGAGACAGTCTCTTTTTAGACATTAACGCACTTTCCTTTGATTCCTAAACCGTCGGTGTGACGGGCTTGTTACTTGCAATAAACTTGCGAACAAAGTTAGCGGCCACAGCCCATCCAGCTGCAACAATAGGAGTCCACAGACCAAAATCGGTGCCAGAAACCCATTCGCTACCATACGTAAGCGCCGCACCTGCAAGTGCGATCAACATACCCTTACCAAGCTTCGTCAAATCGACTGAATTAATTGAGAAGCTACCGCTTCCATCACTAGGAACTGCCATTTGAAGATCTCCTTGACTATTAAAAAATTGCGCGAGCTGCTGCACTAAGCAACCCACCCCATAAACCTACTTGCTGTAGTTTCTTTTGTCCTTTTGAGTTAAGGCCCGCCAGGCCTCCCGCAACCTTACCGGCAATAATACCAGAAAGCGCGCCAGATCCAGCGCCCCAGGCTATTCTTGCAATATCCATGGGGGATACCCAACTTGACTTTCTAGCCGCTGCTGCGCCACTTACCATCCCCGCCATAGCACCAACTGCCGGAGGAGGCGTATACATAGGAGCATAGCGAGAACCGTAGGGATCTCGCGTTCCAAACGAATTAGGTCGCTGTATCGCGTGGCTAATCACAGGATTGCCCACTGCATCCAACGGAGAATGCACCTCAAACATGCTTTTATTCAATTGCCCAATAAACTGCGGTGCGTTGATCGTAGGGCGGAACATGGAACCAACGCCCCCAATCATTGCCATCTTATCAAAGAACTTTTCAACATCACCGTCAGCCGAGTCTGCAGATGCAGTACGAACAGACCTTCCCGGATCCCGCGGTCTGTTGTACTTACCCCAATAGTTACCTCCGTGCGCATCCTGTTTGCCCTTGGCAATCCATAAAGGCAAAGCCGCTCCCGCAGCCCCGCCAGCCATCGCCAACCCAGGCGCCCACCAGTCCGACTCTTCATCATCGAAATACTCAGGAGCAAGTGCTTTAAGCGGCTTCCGAACAAGCCAGCTAAGTCCTGTACCAAGCCCGTAGCCCGCCAACCCACCAAGCGCAGCTCCCGTGAGTGCGCCAGTGGCCGTATTATGGCCCCCGATAAGCTTCCCGGGCGCATCCCAAATCTTTTTTGGAATACCAGCTACATCACTGATCATCATCGGCTTCTTAACTTCTGCGCCCGTCTTCAAATAAACCCAGCCCTCGGGGTCTTCCGGCGCTTCCGAAGAAACATGAACAGACGCAATCGTGTCCATACATGCGAGCTTCTCCCATCTCCGATGATCAAAGTCTTTGTTATCCTTAACAACCCAAAGCTCATTACGTAGCGGGGCCAATAGGGCATGGCCCGCTCCCTCTGGGAAGCGAGCCGTTGCCACTTTGATTAAAACAGCCGCAGGGGTACCAGCCTTAACATACTCTGCCACCCGCGCCGGCACCTGCTGCCAGTGATGCCTGTCAGCTGCTGCCTCCAATGAACCACGGATATCTTCCATATCTGAATTACTTCCTATCCACGGGAAGTGGAACAAGCTCTAGTTTCGGAGAGCTAGGCTTCATGTTGATAGTCCTAATCCTATACGGAAACTTCATGGGAGTAAGTGTAATTCCCTTACTTCCATCTTTACCGCCCACAAAGTTAGTACCCACGTCCTCGATCGGCATGGCCTTCAACTTTTCTTCTGACGGCATCTTAACCGCGGGATCCAGCGCCCAAGAAACACCGGCACGCGCTGCCCAGTCACGCATACGACGCGCAGGAACAATAAGATTGAACCCCTCGCCAGCGCCTCGGACCAACATCCCGACGTAACGACCATCTTCCAGGTAGACACCCCCACCACTTGAGCCAGGAAATGCCGTTACCGTAGTCTGGTCGTAAACCGTCTTGCCGATAAGTCTGCCATGTTGACTCATTATGCCTGTCGTCATGGAATTGCTTCCCTGCTGACCGAGTAACGAGCCTACGTGAAGGAGGCGAGTGCCCAGCGTAGGAATAGACTTATCCAGGTAAAAACGCGCGGTCGTCTTGATGAAGCCCTTCTTACGAACACGCAAGAGAGCCAGGTCCTCGCCGTGGTCAGCATTTGAATAACGGATCACTTCCGCATCCATTTCAAGCCGCCCAACAGTGCGCCCCTCGTCAATCAACGTCTTGACGACTTTAGCGTCCTTAAACTCCACAACAGTGCGCGGAGTACCTGTCTTAGGGTCAACAACTGAACGAGTAGTGCGCAAGCCATCGACTACGTGCGCTGCTGTCCAGATATAGGTGATATTATCACGATTAAACGCAACACCCGAGCCCTCAGAGCGGTCAGCGCGAATCGTGACTGAGATATCCTGTAGATAATCAGGAATACCGTCCGTAGCCTCGACTTCTGCCGCGCTGGCAATACAACAACTACCAGGAATAGACGGAAGAAGTGTGGCCGATAAGCCAATAGCTAAAAAAAATGCCAATACAGTTGATTTGAGAAAGTTCATCCTTGAATTCTCCTTTAACTTCCATGTTATGTTACGTAGTTCGAGCAGGCTTTCCTTGCCGCCATCTCATCGCATTAGCCCACTCATCCATATTAGGTTGTTCTGCATGAACAGCAAACCTATTAGACGACGACGGAGCATCCGGTACCGAATACTGCATCCCAGATGGTTTATGCAACCAAGTAGACTCATTGCCTGTACTAGAGTGTAACTCAAATTCATGCGGATTACGACGCATGACATCATAGAACACACCCCCCATACCCTGATCCCACGATGCACCAGGGCCTCCTTGTGGATTATACCCCGCATTAAAGTTCGGCTGACCGACTGGGCCAGATGTCTGCTCGCCCCACGGGGAATCTACTGCTGCTGTAGGCTGGTTTTGCGCTGCAGCGCCCCAAGCACGGTTGCGCGAGTCTACGCCCTCTCGGTGCGCGATCGCAGCCTGTATGTTCCTAAACTGTGTAGCGTGATCTCTTTCCTCTCCCTTGCGCTTCATCCCACGCCCTGCCCAACTCTTAAGCGTAGAACCAACATCACCCTTCCAGAAAGAACCCTCGCTTGGGCGTGTAAGCGCTGTGTTAGGTAACTCATTAGCCCACTCGCCTACACTCTCATATTCCCCGAAGAAGCCCTCGGCGGGCGTGTTGGCTGTGAACGAGCGCATAGTGGGATTACCGCGCGGAGTAAAAACCCCGCCCTGGAGGGCCGCCGCCCTCTTAAGCAACCCAGGAAGATCAAGGATGATGTCGCGATCCAGAGCCTGCTTCACTGCTTCAATATCTTCTGGTAAAGCAGTTACAGCTTGAACCTCTTCTTCCCCCTCGTCTTGTAACTTAGCAACACGATGGCGCCCATCCCACAGAGTACCCGCTTCATCAACGATGACCGGAAACTTTGTGTCAGCATCTGCATAACGCTTCTTTTGAAACCCAGTGTTACGAGAGCGATTAATCTTGGGGAGCGAGATCTTGCGTGCCTCTCTGTCCTTGAGCCGCTCTATAAGCGCAAGTATGTCATACGACGTATCTCCACGTGTGGTTGTATGCGTGCGTGTATGCCCAGCCTGCTTAAGCAACCCAGGAAGATCGAGGATGATATCGCGTTCTATACTCATGCCAGCATCCCAGCCAGGAATTCAATAAACGAAAATATGCCGCCCACAAGGAGCAGCAGCACAACCACCGCCGATATTAGTGCAAACAGGTAAAAGAGCGCCTTGTAGTATAACCGTTCCATGAGCACCTCCCTGTGCATATAGACATTCTACCGCACAGACCAAACCGGGCTCAACTGGATAATTTCAACTACCACTCGATCCACCTAATATCTTCCTTTATAGAAAGTGCGCCCGGCTTGCTATACATGGGCCGGTAGTACGTGCAATCCGGGGCATAATAGTGCGTTACCTGACTATACCTTGTTGCGCCTTCACGAGTTATCTTAGTTCCGCCGTGTAGAAAATTAGAAGCCCAGATAAACGCCTGACCTTTGGAGCATGTAAATACCTTTGCTTCAAGATTCTCCCGCGCAATCACGCTTGCCATATAAGCCTCGTACTCTTTACAGGGCTTGCGCGCTTCTATTGGGGGTGGCACTACACCTACATCACTCATCACATACTCTGGCAACCGGTGGCTGCCTGGATAATAGAACAACGGACCCTGATCTTCTTTAACATCCTCCAGAGCAACCCAAACGCCACACATGCGGCCAGCAGGAATAGTATTGAAATGAATTGTGTCACTGTGGGCAGGCTGCTCTGTCCCATACTTGAAGTTCATTGCCTGCCAAGGCTTCATCGGAAAGTCGTACAGCGCCTCAAGCGTTTTAAGAATCCGCGGAGCCAATACAATTTGCTTCACACAGTTGTAAATATGCACCAAATCATACATTCGCTTTGATTTAGAAGAAAAAGCAGAAGAAGTTACCTCGCGCGCCTCATCTAGCCAGTGCTCATCAATTTGCGGATCAAATACAAGATACCCATCACGGTCAAACCGTTGTTTTTCCGTCAACTCCATTACTTGCCACTCCTTGTGCGCCTGAAAGCTTCACAAACGCGTCTTCTATGTCCGAACAACTGGAATACCACTCATTTCGAATATGGTACTGCTTAAATTTGCTATGTAACGCACGTTCCAGCGAGCGGCTGCCCACCACAAAGTACAATAAGCGCAAAGGATGCGCATTTGCCGTCGATAAAGTGCGCAAACGGCGTTTTGGATTTGATGATAAGCCAATTTTAACCTCATCGGCCTGGTTGGCCATGAGATACACATATGTCTTAACTGTGCGCCGAGGAAGCGGCCGCCTTCGCAACAAACCAGCCACCGCCTCATACATTTCACGGTGATGCCGCGACTCTTGCACCTGAAAAAGAGCCACAAGCGCATCGTACTCCGCTAAAAGCGCCACATCTTCCTTCTTTATAAGCTCCGCGAACCTTCCACGAAGCTTATCCGCACGTACAGCGTAATTCCGTTCACGTTCCATAGTCTTCCCTGACTAGTACAACTGCGTTACCGCTTAAGCTTATACAATTCTACATCCATTAATCGTGAATAGGGCTGATTTTTACTCTTTAAACGACACTTCAACTCCGGAACGAACGCAAGCATATGGGTATCTTCTTCATCGTTGAGATTATTATCCCTAAAATGCCGCTCAAACCAATCATCGTCGTCATGCACACCGGAAGAAAGCCTGCCTCGTGCTCTGATCTTATGCCGAAACTCCTCTTCGGACCGCGTTGCGTAGTGATTAACGCGAAAAACGTCCCAAGAGGCCCGGGGAGTACCTGCATACGTGAGAAACGGCGCCGTCTGCGTCTCCGGAGTAAGGCAAATACCATGCGCATCCACAAAAGGATACTCCGCGCCAACGTCATCACACCCAGCCCGCCACATATGCGGATCTAATGACTTCACAACACAAAGTGGATTAATAATGGGCTTCACATGCCTATTTTTCGTGTTATCAATTTTGCCTCGCCTCGTATAGTTCTCAATGACAAGCCCCGCGGGAGGGGTCACATGCCCATTCGTACCAAACATAGCCCAGTTGAGCACAACACCGGCAATCTCTCCCTGCTGCGCCAGAAAGTCGCTCAGTGTCACATCTGACATTTGCGCCAAGAACTCATCTGAATCAATAACAACAATCCAGTTTGCCACACCACGTAATCGTTTTAGTGCGTGGTCATATGCTGTTACCTGTGGATACGGCCCGCCCCCGCCTGGAGCGTATCTTCTACGTGGAAAATTCCACTCCACCAGCGTAACCTGTTTGTTCTTAATATACGGGGCCAGCACCTCCTTGTAATTATCTTGGCTCATGTGGCTATACAAGAAGAAATGCTCAATGCCGAGCATTAGATGGTACTCAAGCCACTCGTCAAGGATGTGCGCTTCATCCCTAAATATCATGCAAGCAGCGATATCAAAAGTCGTCGTATTTTTCGTCATCCGGCCCTTCCATCTCGTCCATTCCCTTTGGCAACTTCACGTCATACTCTACACCACACTTGGGACATTGTACGTTACCAGGCACCACCATGAAGAACGTATTGTCGCTATCATGTGCGCCCATCTCCGGCGGAACTTCGCCCTCGTTCTCCTCTAGAAAATCATCGAACGGCAACGGAGGCTGCGGAAATGCACCAAAGAACGATCGACGGCACCTGGGACAGTGCCAAGAGAACGCCCATTCGAGTTGTACAGTGGGACCAGCCATTAAGCGTCCTTTTTCTCTACCGGTAGTTCATCAACAACTTCTAATGATAAGGACTCAAGTACCATTTCACACGGGCCTACGTGAGGATCAAAACGTAATGCAGTTAGGGGATCGTCGGTGAAGAAGTGCGCCACATGCCGAGAAGACACCGAGTTTCCCTCTATCTCTAAACGGCAAGATTCGGGGGGCTTCTTTCCACCTAGACCTGCCGTCGTCTCCCAATAAAAATACGCCATAACGTCTGCAGCAGACTTACAAACAATTACTACCCGTTTCCACCCTGCCGGGGCGGACACAGAAACACTCATTTGCGGATCCGCTCCCGCGCCAACGATTTTTACACCGTTAGGAAGATTGCTAAGACGTATGCCAAGCAAGCTCTTCCAAGAATCCCAGTCTTCTTCAGTTTTCCAATCCTTTACAACGGAATAAAATGGCGCACCTATATGCCAACACTCCATATCCCAATCCACCTTAACTATCTGCCTAAAAACATACGGGCCCCGTTCTTTCGCTAATTCTATGAGGTGATCGAAAAACGCTCTCTCGTAATCCTGGTTGCCAGCGGCTAGATCCAACTCCCAGCCGGGCCGAATTACGCGCAGTGTCGCCTCGTCAGGTACGTCAACAAATACAGATTGCTTCAAGCACTCCCGCCGCACGACAACACAACCAAAACCACCAGTTGCTGGGACCTCTACCACGCCGATCCCGGCACGATCCCGCCCCTTTCCTCGATTGCTACGATCGTGGACCACGTTAAAAAAATTGGCCGCGCGTTGATATCTAGATCTATGCGGCGCACTGACTAGTGCGACATGCGGACCCATGGATCGCAATAATTGTTCACAGACCTCTGGTACCGGCGGACGAATGTCATCCTCAAGGATCCAACAGTATGGCGTTACTAATATGCTAGATAAATAACAGTACATTTGCCGCATAGCTGCACGAACTTGCGCCTGCGTCTGTACACGGTCGTGGTCCGCTAAATTCGGCGGGCCCACCACATAACGAAGTAGTCGAACATCAGCGTAATCACAATCGGACACCCACGTGCGCACCGTTTCATGAAACGCGTCCGATTGACTTGTATCCATTAATACCAATTGGATTTGATCATGCGGCCAGGTTTGCTTCTCCAAAAACTCCGCTAAAGACGGCCACTGTTCACTGCGCCCAGAAAGCGGAATAAACAATGTAATAGTTTCTGCAACCAAGTTGGCCAAATCAAAATAATGTTGCTCGTGATACGTTTGCGCTGCCAAGTTACCAGCACCCTCCCTCCAACACTTATTCGACGGGGGAACGTGCTTTTGTAGGCGGAGGCGCTTGGCAGATCCTTCATGCTCTCGGTACTGATAAAGAGCGGGTTGTTTTACAGCCTGCCAGTAATAACGCAAAACCCGCCGCCACATATACCAATCATCGTGAGAGTTAAGCTCAATCCGCACATTCCAAGCATCTGCATCCATTAACGCCGCACGCAATACGAGAGAGGCCGCGTGGATGTAGTTTACCCTCTGCAATAATTCACGATCGAACTGCTCGGGATACTTCTTATAAGCATCCGAAGCTCCAAAAGATTGCATGTCTGAGTAAACAACAGCAACATGCGGATCATTAAAGCAGGGCAACCCTGCAGATAAGTAATCTACAGGGAGGCGGTCGTCTGCGTCTAAAAAACACAACACCGCCTGTTCAGTAATCTCTGCGCCAATGCGCCGGTTTTCTTGCACGTTGCCCGTCGCAACTCGGTGGTACCTAACCCCACGATCGGCGAATACCTTTGCTACTTCCGGCGTATCGTCTGTGCTCGCGTCATCGATTACGACTATCTCCTTCGCCGGCCGTGTTTGCATCAAAACACTAGTGATAGCTTCCGCCAGATACCTACCGTAATTGTGGCAGATAATCACAACCGATACGTCAAGCACGTCACTACGAACACTCATTATGCGTCTCGCCGGGTTAAAATTGTCAGGGCAGGAGCACGCACAGTTTTGTGAATACTAAACTGAGGATACTTAGCAGCGATTGCAGTATGCACAGTACGATTATCCTCTATGACGTATACAAAGTTATCAGCTAAATGCTCGTAAAAACTATGTAATGTCATAAGAGCTGTTTCATCGGAATGGTACCCGTCGTCAGCCACGTACTTAACCTTGCGCCCCCTAAGAATCTTTTTCAAGTACGAAGAGTTATCAACAAACTGATCGTACTCAGTTAGTTCAAGGTTATTATTCTGAAAAGCACCCTGCGCCTTTAGTGCGGGCAAGTTCTCTTCCGCGTAAGAAATATCAATATCAAGACCATAAACCGGATTAGCAGGAAACAGGTCCGCTAATGCTGCAAGCCCTGTCCCCTTCAGAATACCGACCTCAACAACAACATCGGTATCATCTTTTTCCAATATGCTGGGTAAGTGCGCTGCATACTCATATGCGTACTTACCCAGGAGCATACGCTCTCCACCCCAGTTCTCCACTGACACAGGCGGAGACGGCTCACTCGGGCTGAATTTGCGCCTTTTCACCTGGCGACCGTATAAAGGATGTGCGCCGCTTTCGGGGGCAGTCTCGGCACTAAACTCGTACATATAACACTGCTCTAACGTTATCAGCTTACAGGCAAGCTCCCACCGTGAAGACCCCTCCGTCGCACCGCAGTACTCAAAGTATTCTTCAAAAGCGATCTTCGGGCGCTGTGCTACAACAATATCTTGACCAGTAAACGGGGGTACACACGCCGATTTACCGTCCACTTGTTCCATCAGAGATGCATGGCGACTCACACGATCCGGATCTACGCCGCTCCAACTACCAAAAAATAAATGAATTACATCTAGTTCTGTGTCCTTGTATAGCTTGCAATGCGCCGCAGCTGCATAGCCCAGGCAAGCTTCCGGGTCGGGGCGGCCGGCGTTATCCGGTCGCGATCGATGGTACCCGGCCCAAGTGTGTGGATACTCTGGCATACGAACAAACTGAAATGCTGATACATCTTCTTCCATCCGTTTCTGCACCCCATCATCTAACAGAAAACAAGAAGCTAACACACACCCGCCGGGACGAAGCACGCGCCTGATTTCTTGTAAATAATTCGCTACATCTGCCGGAAACATGTGCGTAAAAACAGAAGCAAGAAAAATAACATCAAAAGACTTATCATCAAATGGAAACGCGTACTTCGATGGGCTATCTCCACACCCGTCCCGCCTATACGCAGCATTCGTGACGTCTGCATGAAAGAACCGCAGGTTAGGCCGCCGTGAAGTTATATTATGCGAGTGCCAATCAACCATATCTTCATTTACTTCTACTCCACAATATGACCCTGCAGGGCTTATATAATCCCACAAGACACGAGCTGTACGGCCAGCACCAAACCCAAGTTCTAATACATCAGAAGAAGGCGTTAATCCCGCATATTTTTTTAGGTACCCGCACCACTCTTCCGAAACACCGTATCGCTGCTGGATATCCTTATGAAACAACAAGCCTCGATCGCTCGTAGGCCACAAGTCCATTGGGATATCGCGAGCGCCTGGGCTGTACTCTTCGTACAAATTCACATAATGCCGTGCGATATCCCGCGTCATATCCACAGCAGGAGATTCCGCTGCATGCTGCCCGTAACCACTACCGCCTGCCTGCCACAAACGCTGCACAAATCCCGGCAAATCAGGGCTCTCAATACCCCACTCTAAATACTCAATCAAATGCGCGGGCCTGGCTCCGTGATAATGCACTATGGGAGCTGCCTCAAACACGCCCATCCACGGACGCCAGTTAAATGTTCGGCGTAAAAACTTGATCCGCTTATCAAAGTGCTGGTTAATAACCCCCTCGTTCCACCCGCTCCCAATACTCCCCCACTCAAACCGCTTTGACGTAGCTACAAGTGCATCAAACTCCCGTATCCACGCTTGTACATTAATCAGCAAAACTCCAGCATTAATGTAGCGCCGTGACTGCGGCTTGGGACCGACTGGCCAACAAGATGCCTTCCCATAGCTAACACCTGCAATAAACTCGGGCCGCTCGACTTGAAGCAAAGGCACTGGATCCCGCTGAAAGATGACGTCCGTATCGGTGTAGAGGATGTAGTCCTCTTCCGGAAACAGCCCGGGTACGTCAAAGCGCATAAAGGTCCCGCAAAGCGATTGCGCAACGAACTGCAGTGGCAATCCCCGGGGGTTCTTCGGGGTAGGTGCACCAGGATCCGGCCAGAACGTCGGATCATCTGCGAGAGAGAACCTTTGCTGGATGCAGCGAACATCATGCGCTGCTAAGAAATCCAGGAATTCCGGTGCGTCCCCGTCATACATCACTGCGATGTCCAAGGACGTATTTGCGCGTGCCGACTGAATAGCCGCCATCGCCATCTCTACGGTCGGTGTGATGATCTTTTGCGGATTGTAGCACACGCCCCTAAATGGACGAGTGCCGTCTGCACAGCACATTACCCATAACATAATCCTAGGGCCACTCCACGATTCCTAACGTTGACAACCACGGCAACATGGCCGTCCAGTACAAGAGTGTACTAGTAATCAGAAAGTAGTGCCAATAACGCCTCTTCCAGTTCAAGAAATACAGAAACAAAAGCGGGTAAATACACAGCCTACTTATCCAAAGAGACATGTAGATACCAAAGTACTTAATACAAAGGCTCATAGGCAGGAACGTTTCGCGCTGCCAATCATTTCCAATGTATTGCCTCGTAAGCTGCATATCGAGAGCGTGTATCACTACAAGTAGAAACACAAATAATAGCGAAATAGTTTTTGATGGTCGGAAATTGTCATCCATGACAGAACCCGCGGTTGGAATAGGTCTAGCACACTCCCGATCTGGCGCGTCGTAATAACGCACCATCTCTTTCGTAACCATTCACAGCGTCCTCCTTGACCCTGCTAGTGAACAAAAAGAAAAGGAATATAACTACAAAGAACGACTATCTGCACAATGATCAATGCCCATATTACGATGCCCAAGTTCTTGTAACGGCGCGCTCGAATCGCCGCGCAAATAAGCAGCGTGAGCGCGGTTCCAAATGTCTTGAAACCTACAAGAAGAGCAACACCGCCCCCATCCAGGTTAATGAGGTACTTGGCCATTGGATTCAACTCTACAGGACCTAGAGCGAATCCGGCACGCGCAGACATGTAGCTATCAAACGAGGAAATACCTGCAACGAGCACCATTGCAAGCCAAAAGGGGAACGCTTTCTGGAATAACTTAGACATTACTGGCATCCTTGCCCCGAGGCAGCGTCCTTGCCGCCTACGATTAAGTGTCTGTATCTACATCATCAGTTATCTCTTCCTCAAGTATTGCTTTTTCATACCACCGGTAGACACGCCCGTAAGCGGTCTGCCACGCTGTTCCATGGTGTGCTGTTTCGCAGAACCAGGACAGTACATGCGCGTACTCATGAAGTAGCACATGTACGTCCCGCTCTGCTCCATTGCTTTTACGGACAATAATAACGAAGCGAGGATTAGGTCCGTCCTCTATGTACTGGCAGGAACCATGGGAGCTGTATCCCCTTTTTAATCGTACGTGTACCGTATGACCTGTGGGTAAATCTTCCCGTAGTCTCTTAGATACTTCGTAGAAAAACGCATATTTGGGATCTCGTGGCATCCTTGCCTCCTGTGATAACCCACTACACTACTCCGTTAAAATAAAAACCGCTCCCACCAACCTTGCTTAGCTCCTATGAGATATAAACCAACTAACGCGCCGCCAATAAGGGCAGCCCGCCGAATAATCCGATGCTTCTTCAAAAACGCTAGTACAGGTCCATCAGCCATTACCTAGCACTCCTTTGTGCAATAAGTTACTCCTTAGGACTACGAGACGATTTATCGAGCTGCTTCTCCAAACGCTGCATAATCGCAGTGTTCGCAGAGATCACCTCCGTACAATTAGCAACTAACTCCTTTAACGTAGATGTGTAATCTTCTTCCAGCAAAGAAATGCGCTCGCTCATACGCGTTTCACGCTTCCACCCCTGCCAAGTAAAAAACACGACAAGAGCAACCATGATCCCGAACTCACGCAGAACCTCCATAAATGCTATATCCATATGTCGCTCTCCTACGCTTCCTTGCGATGATAAATACCCAAACCCCTCGGATACCCCTCCCCAAGGTCCATTATGAATGAAGGGCTACTCCATTCAACCTGCGAAGGCATTCTAATGCCACAACCCCCGCTCTCCTCCCGCCGAACAGTCTTAGCTAACGACGGTTTCCCGAGCACGTAAGCCGCATCCTGCGAAGTCCGTGCTCCCTAACCTGGTGGTGACTCACCAAACCTGGGTATCTAAATTCTACCTTTTCGATCCACGAGACGGAATTATAAGGCCAAAGAGTGCGCCATTACACAGGCTACGGCCACAATTCAGGCGAAAATTGAACACTTATATACGGCGCACACCGTGCACATATCTCAATCTTATCATGCGCATAGTCATCTAGTGGTTTCTTATAATCACAATGAAACTCACAAACAAAGCAACGGGCAGCAATGTGCGCAATGCCCCGGCGTACCGATACAACTGCATTGCGCCCGGGTTCTAGTAGCTTGTCGTCGCTTGGCATCATACCTCCTTTAACTCAACGATACTCTGGGTGCCCGTCTGAGGAAAACTCAGAACGTATGTCACATCCGGAACTTGTAAATTGTAATGCAGCGCCCGTCTTTAACGTGTGTGCCATCGCAGAAAAGCTGCTGAACTCACTTCCAATAATATGATCTGTGCGCGCAAGCAAGTACAAATCTGCAAGTGCCTTTTGCATAGACTCCTTCGAATGCCATTCGTAAGGATTTTGTTGGTGGTGAAATGCGCGTCCCGGAAAATGCTCTGCAAGCAACGACACAACCCGCTCCTCCTCAGCAGATACAAACACCTCTGCCTGCGGAAATCGCTGGAAATACGCTGAGAGATTATCGATAAAGCTGTCAACTGATGAACGCTTACTCGTTACCGGGTGGGCCCGTATGGTGCGTATAGACACGCCGACAATCTGCTCTGCTTCGTCAATGGTTGGTAACAAGTTATCTATTAAAGCCTGCACAGGTTCGCTTGGGGTAAACTGCTTGGCGTACTGCCCAATACCCTCTATCAATGCTGTGCAGAAAAAGAAATACGAAGATACCTTTACGCGGTGCGCTTCTCCCGGAGACTCCTCCCACGGCACAGTCAAAGGCCCCAATGCGTGCCAATCTTCTGCAGAAACTTGCGCCCAATTATTGGACCACAAATCACTAAACGATGCTTGCGGGCTTAAGAACCCCCCTGAAAACTTAGCAGTACCCTTCTCAGGCGGCCAACAAACTACAAGGCGCCGATCGTCCCGCTGACATATAGCCAACGCAGAGCAAAGTGCGCGCCACCTGTTACATAGCCCGGCATGCGCATAAACCCACAGCTCTCGTTGCATTAGATATCCTTGGGATCCTTCCTACTCTCTTCAACAGATTTGCGCGACACCCTGTTCATAAGGTACAGCTCGTTAGAAAGCGTCATCATACGAGCAAAAGCATCAGCATCTGCCGCCTCCATGAAACACATATTATGCGGTAACACATCCACGTTAGACTGGCCGCGTAGAACTGACCCCGGCGCATCCTCCATATGGTGCACCACCATACCCGTATTTACAGCACGCCGCTCAGTTTTTCCATCCACCCCCGCGTAAGGGCCTGGGCCATAGATGCTCCAGAATATGTCTATCTCGTCTGGAGGTGCGCCTGGAGGCCAATAACAAATAGGCGCTGCAACATATGCCGTAGGATCCCCGTCGAACCTGGTCTGGCGCTCTACGTGCACTGCCGACAGTATCTGCATATGTACCTGCTTGTAATTCTTCGGTGTGCAAACCTGCCGAAGATCACAAATCAGATCCAATAATGTATCACCTTCGTGCTGCATCCGTTCAGCCCCCGGTGTAAGAGAGAATGGTGTTATATCCATATACCTATTATACAGCCCATATCGTTCCTGCTCGTAGGACAGACCCGGGCCCACAAACCCTGATAGCTAAAAAAAGGACCGGATCCCTGGCCCGAAGGCCAAGAATACCGGGCATGAACTCAACCCTCCAGCTTCACAAGCCGCTCAACGATTTCCGCTTCCAGCTTCAGGATCCGGGCTGTGGAAGTTGCTGCCAGCTTCAGCGCCCGGTCGTTGGCGCGGTTCAAATCGGACTTGGTGTAGTGCAATACATCGCGCAGTCCATCGATAGCGAAGTACAGGTAAACAATCCAGGACGCCACGCCACCAACCACAGCCAAACAGATCAGAAATACAAAAAACGTCATTGTACTGCTCCTTTTCTTGGGACATAAAAAAACGACGGTGAGGGTTTGAACCCCACGACCTTTGTGTTCTTGTGATTACAATGCTCTCTCTTAATGCTACTTTCGTTCTTAATATATAGTGACGCATTTATGCCGTTTGTTTAGTGCATAAAAAAAGCGCCACCCTATGACAGGTGACGCCTTGTTATGCATAACAAACTGTTAAATGCGGACTAGATTAATGCAGTCTGCCCGTGTCACGATTCGTGGAAGAAGGAAGGAAAACCACAAACCATATTCGCGGCGTCGACTTGGCGCTCGATCGGTTGGGTAGGAGTGCTACCCCGGTAAAGCTAAAACCCGCGCGCATTAATCTGGGACCACAGGCACTTCCGGGTGATTACTCTGAGAAAGGGTTAAGCAAAGTAATCGTGGTCCGCAGGAAGCTAAACGGAAAAAACCGGTCGTGGCGTACCGGGACATCCGTGTCCCTCCCTGGATTCGGGAGTGTAACTTATAGCTCACGAACCCTTGTGCGCTCTAAGTGCCAAACTCCCCACTTGTCCGCGTGACCTCCTTATTAAATAAGTCCGTTGGGAAACTGTTGTTTCAAGATCTGGAACATCTTTTGCTGCGTAGCCGGATCATTGATCCCCTTCAGCCCCAGGATGGAAAAATTAGGCGGGTTGGAATTCATTGCATCGTTAAGCATCTGTTTTTCCAGATCTTCCATCCCTCCTACTAGCTGCTGCGCTACTTCACCTGCTCGCGGACTATTCATAGCTGCGGCTAGTGCTTCAGGGTTCTCAACAAGCGCCGTTACTTCGTCCGGATCTACTGTCCCGTTGCCGTCAGCATCACCAGGTAAGCCGCCCTGCTGGCCGCCCTGCTGCTGACCCTGCTGTTGCTGGCCTGGCTGTTGCTGACCCTGCTGTTGCCCCTGGTTATAAGCATCTAGCCGCTGCTGAACTCCTTCTTCTCCGATTGGCTCCCCTTGGCCATCATCTGGCGTACCCATTACACCATCAGGACCGGGAACAACCTCAGGACCAAGAAGAGATGCCTGCTGCAACTTCTTCAGCTCTTCCGGATCCATCGACGGAAGAAGCGCGTTAGGCTCGCCACCGGTCGTACCTGGCTGTGTACCTGGCTGTGTACCTGGCTGTGTACCTGGCTGTG